GAAGGGCATCTAGGGAGCCTGCTTCCGAGAGGGCTTTAGGGAAGGCATCACGCGCTTCGCCTTTGGACTTTTTGTTTGGATAGGCTGTCCAGAAGTCGTTGAATAGCTTATCGAGCCTGGTAGGGGCTTTGGGTGTGGGGTTGCTTCTCTCGTTATTTGCCTCTCCCGATTTTTCAAAATCATTCCCTGAATCACATATATATATTTCTTTATTATCTTCATTAAATACATTCTTCTCTAATGAAGATGTGTTCATTTTGAACAGATCGATGTGTTCATTTTGAACAGATCGAGATTTATCTAAATCTTCTTTATTATCAACTACTTCCTGATTTTCTTCCGATGTGTTCATTTTGGCGTTATCGATTTGTTCACACCCTAGGGCTTTTTCGATATTTTCGATGGTTTGGTAGTTAATTGAATAGGACAGTCTATGGTCCATTTTTGAGGCGCTGCTCTTGGCGGAGATGATGAGGTTTTGCGATTCTAGGCTAGTCAGTGTTCGTCGAAGCGTCATTTTGGACAGAAACGGAAACCTTTTTAAGAGGCCGTCACAGCTGTTCTTATACCAAACACATGATTTGTTATCAGTCTGTAATTCTCCACCGCATAGGCCGGCAGCGTAGCCGTGGTTGAGCCAGTAGTAGAGTTGTTGTAGGACGATAGCTTCGTTTAAGCCGATAGCTTTGGCTAATTTGGGTAGTACCATTAACGGCGGTTCATTGATGAGTAATTTACTCATGATTTATACTCCTGACAAAATAAGTGAATAAAACGTTTGACAATGCGTGAAAGGGAAGATATATTGAGGTTGACAATTAACGTTAGATGCCTCAGATAACGCCCGTTTGCAGCGGGCGTCCTTCCTCTTATCGCAAGAGAGATAAAACTGTACAGAAAAGTACCTAAGTGATCTAGGTAGTTTTTACGGTTGCTCTTGTAAGATTTTGTCATCATGTTAGCGCTGTCCTTGGCGTTTTTATTTGTGAGATATTGTCCATGCGTCGTGTAAGTCGCCGGCTTAAGCCGGATGAGTCTTCGATACAGTCATCTTATATTGTTTGGTTAAATCTTCAATATCCGCATATAGCGGACGTTACAGCGTCTTTTCCGAACGGGGGTAAGCGTACCCCTAGGTATGGGGCTAAACTACGCCGTGAGGGGCTAAAAAAGGGCATCCCTGATGTGGGTATTTTTTACCCGACAATGGATTATCCTGGCATGTTTATTGAGTTTAAAAAAGAAGACGGCGTGGTTAAGGATGAGCAGATTGCAATGATGAAGCGCTTGTCAGACGTTGGGTACTTCTGTGTAGTTTGCCGGTCCTTAGAAGATGCTATGCTGGCAACACGCGGGTATTTAAAAAATGCCTACCCGGGGAACGAGTAGGCTAATAGTTTTCTATGCAATCCTTAGGTTACTGGGGTTTCGTAATAACTGCAAGCTTAATTAAAGAAAGCTATTAATAAAACAAAAAGCTGTAACCTTAATTATCGTGCACGGCTTTGGTTTTTCTTAATTTTTTGACTTTTGATTCAATTTGCTTGATAGACAATAATAAATTATCTTTGTCAGCATCACTGAAACCATGGGTCTTGCTTAAAACAAGAATAATCCAAGCAAGGTCCTTAATCGTTTTATTGAAGTCTTTAACTGCATATTTCTTATCTTGCTCACGCCGGATTTCTTCTATTACATGATGATTACCTGTGCACATCTATTCTGCTCCTTCCTTTACAATGGACCAAAGCTTTCCAGCCTTTTGAACCTTTTTCTGTCTTCTTAACATGTTAAGTTGATTGCTGACATTCCCTTGAATGTAGACAGGGTTAGAAGTTATATAGCCTCTTTTTAAAATCATACTGGCAATATCTTTTAAAAGAAGCGGTTGATTACTTTCTGAAAGTACCCTCATAACGGCCTGTTTACAAGTAAGGTTGGCAAATTCCTTATTGGAAGGCTCAATTGAAATCTGATCGTGAATAGGCTTATCATTATTTTTAGACACCTCGTTTAAACGACCAGAAATTAATTTATCTATTACATCCAACTCTATTATTTTTTGCTGCCGTACAGATTTTAAAAAAACAACCGTTGCATCTTCTCTTAACATAATACCCCCTATTTAAAATATTTAAAATTGGCTCCCCAGGTTGGACTTGAACCAACAACCGAGCGGTTAACAGCCGCTTGCTCTACCATTAAGCTACCGGGGAATGATTGGTGGGTGCAGCAGGATTTGAACCTGCACCTTGGCAGTTATGAGCAGCTGGCTCTACCGTTAAGCTATACACCCTTTTCGTAAATTTTAAAATATGAATCATCCTCTCCACATTTATGGCGAAATACACCAGATATAGTAGGCCAAATCTTCTTGCCACAATCTTTGCATATAATAATATCTGGCCAAGCCACTGTTGTCTTTCCACCTTTGTTAGAACGGGATGTCATCAACCTCAATCCTACCTGCACCACTCTGGTTAATGCCATGCGTACCGTTAACTGCCTTCGTACTTAAGTGCTCTTCGTGCTCGTTATTGTCGTACTTGGAATCCATTAACTGTAAGTTAGTGCCGATAATCTCTGTTTTGTAACGCTCAACACCACTATTGTCTTTCCACTTACTGGTTTTTAAGTAGCCTTCAACAAACGCTTTTGAGCCTTTCTTTAAATAACGATTGGCTATTTCAGCTAATCTATCAAAAAAGCATATGTTATGCCACTCTACCACATCAGTTTTATCCTTAGATGCCCGCGTTGTAGCAACACTGATTTTGGTAATAGATTGACCGCTTGGCAGTGTTCCTTGAAATGGATCTGAACCCAAGTTCCCCATAATGATAACTCTATTGATACCCTGTGACATACCTTCCTCCGCTAATTCAAACATGAATCATGTAAACGCTTTTCAATATTCCAAATATAAGCCCTCGTAAATTTAATATTATCCCCTCGCTGATATCCCGTATCTAAAATTAAGTCATTATTTACCTCTCCACTATATTCAGTAATATACTTTGGTGGGTTCGATGTTAACGCATATTCTTGAATCATTTTAATCTTAACCCAAAAAGATTCAGCAACAAAAGGCTTATTATCTCCTAAATCTCGAGCCTTAACCTTAACCTTTACAAAATCACCTAATCCTATATTAAAAACTTCATGCAACGGTTCCGGGTTAGGAATCAATTGTCTTTCCAGCTTATCCGTTAACTTTTCGTCACTCATGATACACAATACTCCCTAATCTTCTGCTTACCACGCTTAGCCCCCTGCGCCTTTAATTCCTTTAAAACAACTCCCCTTATCCATGCCCCCTTATTATCTCCACACCTATCAGCCATGATTCCTATTTGGCGCGCATCCTCTGCCGTAAATCTTACCGTTATTATACTGACCTTTTTCTTCGACATTACAACCTCCAAATTAACTTCATAAAAAAGTCTTGACAAATGTAATATCATTGTATTATTATTGTTTTCAGATGTCAACAACTTTGTTTAGGGAGGATGAAAGATGAAAATGTCACCAGAGGTTAAAGAATTATTTGAAGCATTTAGTCAATTTCAGGGGGAAGTAAAAGATGTTGTGAGGGATACAGTTTCCCTAAAAGGAAAATACGCTAAGCTTGACCAGGTTGTGCAAATGAGAGAGCTGTTCAGTAAATTTGGTTTATCGTTTACACAAATGGTAGGCGATTGTTCTAATGAGTGTATTGAAATAGAAAATCTTGTTATGCATAAGTCAGGGCAGTTCTTTAGTAAAGTCATGAAAATGTCAATTGGGGACATACCCCTTAATAAAGAAGGTAAGCCAACAATGAGTGTTGTCCAGCACATTGGCTCGGCAATTAGTTATGCAAGACGTTATGGGTTGCTTGCATTAGCGGGACTGGCTCAAGAAGATAATGACGGAGCACTGCCTGAAAATTCTACGCAAAAGTCTAATAGACCATTTTCTCAGGTACCTCCTATTCCCTTCCAAAAGAAAGAGGTATCGACTGAAATGATTAACCAATTAAAGTCATTAATATCTGCTTATAAGATTTCGGAGGAGCGGGTTAATGAATGGAAGAATCACTTCAAGGTTTCAAGCTTAGAAAGCTTATCTAAAGACCAAGCATCCGCAATTATTCAAAAGATTAACGAGAAGATGGCAGCAGAAACAATGCCACAGGGGCAGGTGTCATGACGGTAGAAAAATGTACTCTAGAACAAAAATTGCAAATCGATAAGATTGTAGAAAAGATTAAGGAAGCAACAGAGGGTGAGTATCCAGACCTAGCTATAACAGCGTTAACGCATATTGTAGCGCTTGTTACTATTCATGATACGCCCTATAGCTTACAAGATGTTATAAATATACTAACTGTTAATTATAATAACTGTGTTGAGCATATAAAAAAAGGCGGGGCACACTAATGAGAAATACTAAGTTTCGAGCATGGTACGACGGTGGTGATGCTGGCGAAAAATTTTGGCTGAATAACTTCATGGTTTCTCCAGATGGCTTCATTATACTTTTTAGATATCCTTGGTCTGATTCTTCGCAAACAACGATTCCGATGCATTACATTACTTTAATACAATCTACCGGTCTCAAGGATAAAAACAGCAAGGAGATTTATGAGGGGGATATTGTTGCATATCATTATTGGAATGGTATAAAAGATGTAACAAGAAAGCCTGGTATTGTTTTTTATAGTAAATCTGATGCGTCATGGAAGATAAAATTGTTAGGTAAGGAAATGCTTTTTGGTCTTTTAAGTCATGGAAATCTAGAAATCATTGGAAACCTATACGAAAACCCGGAGCTGCTCAATCAACAGGATGAAAATAAATGAGAGAAATTAAGTTTAAAGCATTCTCAAAAGACCATAAAGGTATTTTTGACGTCGACTTAATAGACTTTACCTATAAAACAGTTCGTGCTCGGTTGTTGGCAAGTGGTATTACAATAGCTTTTAAGCTTGATCATGTGGAGTTAATGCAGTATACCGGACTCAAAGATAAAAACGGTATTGAGGTTTACGAGGGATACATTGTTTCATATGAAGATTATTTTCAGAAAGAAAGGCGTATTGTCTGCTGGGATAGAAGTAGTTTGATAAAGCTCGGTATAAGTCTCGCGTACTGTCTTAACTATAATGGTGAATCTTATATTGTTGATGGTTATTCAAGATCGTTTGACGTAGAAATTATCGGAAATATCTACGAAAACCCAGAAATTCTTGAGAGGTTTAAATAAATGAGAGATATTACATTCAGAGGAATTGGTATCGAAAGTGGTAAGTGGTATTACGGTGACTTGTCTCAAGATAAGGGCGTTGGTATTGTTTTTCGGAAAGATGGTGTGCTGCATAGTTGGTACGTAAAACCTGAAACAGTAGGCCAATATACCGGCGTTAAAGATACAAACGGTGTTTATATTTATGAGGGGGATATTTTAAAATACAGCGCTGACAGCTGGGAAGATTCTATCATGGTTGTTTACTATGATGATAAAGAAGATTTTCGCTGGAAGGTTCGTGAAATAGGTATTTCAAATAAAGAGTCCGTGTGTGATAAAATGATACCTCTGTCAGATTTTTTTTACAATGATTTTGAAGATTTAGAAATCATTGGAAATATCCATGATAATCCAGAACTACTCAATCAACAGGATTCAATAAAAGGAGAGTAAAATGCTAATTTTAACTAGAAGACCCGGAGAAACCATATTTGTTGGTGAAAATAAAGAAGTTCAAATAACGGTTCTTGGCGTCAAAGGCAATCAGGTTCGCGTGGGTATTAGTGCTCCCAAAAATGTCCCTGTTCACAGAGAAGAAGTACAGCTTAGGATTGATTCAGGCATGAGCCGTCAAGATAAGCGGTCTTTACAGAACGATTGCTGGGATTGTGAACCGGATTACCAAGAATGAGATTTATTCAATACGTACATCCGTGGGTCATGTGGGGTCTTAGAGATATGGGAATAAAGCCCGTCGAATTTGATTTTTGCAGTTTAGAAGAGTTTTTACGGCATCCTCATATTCGAATCTATACCACAGACGCTAATTTTAAACGATTCAACCTTTGCAGGGGCGTTGAATACGAATTAATCAGCGTTCTTAAGAATGGTAGAACCTGTAAGATAGGTGTGCTTGACGGGGATATATCCGAAATACCGGAATGGAACCCACAAATTATTATACCACCCGGTGTCAAAGTTTAAGGAGCAAATATGTTAACCGAAAATAAAACAGTTAAAGTGCTGAAAGATATTGATGATGTAATTGGTAAATCAATTACAATTTTAAAGTTTTCGGCAGTTTCTATGGTATTTTCTATGTTAGCCAGTATTGTAATAGGAGTTGTTTTTGGTGAACACGACCCGTCAAGTTTTATGAAAGGTTTCTTTTGTGCAAACATGATGGTTTTGATTAAAAATTTAAGGAGGATTAAATGGATTTAGTACACGCATTTTGGATTTCAGCAAGTTTTATTTTAGTGGGGTTCACAGCCCTGATTTTAATCTTAAAGTAGGAGAGTAGATATGGCAATTGCAAAATCAAGTCCAGAAGATAATGACAGGATCGTTAGAATATCAGGTAAAGTTATAGACGTTTTAAATGGTGAAAAATTTGGCGACGGCCTTACCGTGCTTTGTAAATTAATTGCACATTTGATTTACGAACATAATCAAGACGAAGATGATCAAAAGTGCTTCATGTACGAAGTGTTTGATATGATAAACAGAAATTATAAGCAAGAAAAAAAGGAAAACAAGCGGTGCCAACATCACATCAATGAAGATAAGGCAATAGAAAATATAAAAGCTGCGCTCAAAGCTATTGCGGAAAAACTTAAAAGCGGTCAAGTAAAAGATTAAATGCTCTATAAGTTATTAAGAGAATGTTTTGTAATCATTACCTCATCCATAATGACCGCTTTTGTATTTCTTTTTGTTTCGTATTTTTTGAGATATATTTATTTAAAAATACGCCATAAAAAAGTAAATAAAATTGAAGCGGTACCGGCTAAGATGAGTACCACGGTTGCGAGCCTTGATGATATGCCAATTCTCATTGAACTCCGCATTAACCCTAATGGCACGTATTCTGCCACCATGGGTGACGTGCGGGGGCGGCATTTAAACCTAAAGAACCATTCCAACCTTGTTAAAACGCTTGAGATGATTGTAGAATCCGAAAAGGAACGGCACAATTTTCTTAAAAAGCTAGAAAGGGATAAATTTAAACTATTACATTTTACCCCTAAAAAAGACGAACCCAAGGAGTAATAATGGAAAGGTTTTCGGTTTTTATTAATGATTTACTGATAATAGAGCTTATTGTCGCAACACTGTTAGCAGTTAATCACGTTTTTCTAAAATACACGTTGTTTGATTGGATGCATTACACCGGTAACCTGATTAAGAATAATTTCTTAAAATTCTTTAACATACTCGTGTTTGCAACTATCCTATTGAAGACGATTGTTATGTTTTCAAATATTAAGTTTTAAAATGGAAGCATTCATCGCACCTTTCATGGTTATTTTATTTTTTAATGCCCTAAGCTTTTTGGCAGGAGATGATCATTATCTTATCGACATCATCAGCATCTTATTAAGCCTCATTTTATTGCCAATTTTTATTTTGGCGTTTTTAATACAGGGAAGAAAGTATGATAAACAATCTTGTCGCAAATGAAGCCTTTGACGCACTTATCTTGGTCGCAGCCTTTTTTACATTCTTCGCCGTCATTACCGGCGTATATTACGCTTACCGTAAGTACATCCTAGGCGACGATATGCGCGACTTCTAATTGTACACTAATCAGTTATAGTCAAAACTCATTCTTGTTGAAATTAATTGAATATGAAAGTATTATCTAATTTTCAATAAGAGGTTGATGACGTGTCGGATATAGACGAACCGCTAAAACTAAAAAGCAAAAACACCGAACTCATCGGACTCGGTATCGCCATGGCTGCACGCTCCCTGACCGCCTTCTTCAACAAAGAACTTAAATTGTCCGGCCTGACAATAAAGCAAATATATTGTTTGTATGCTGTCAAAGAGTATACCGGGAAGAGCTTGAGCTTTATTGCGGATAAGTTATACATAGACCGTTCGACGATGAGCCGGCAGATTGCAGGCATCAAGGCTTATGTGAAGCTCAATAAATCAGGTGACAGGCGTTATTTATACCCTGAGGTGACAGAGGAAGGTGAAGCATTTTTAAAGCGATGGATGCCTAAAATCTTAGAATTAGAGCGGGGTGTTGGGGCATTTGTTGAGGATAAGGCGGAGTTTGTTGAATTCATCCATACTTTTAGCTCTGCTTTAGCCAAAAAGGCGATTTAGAGCCTAGAATGCAATAGTTGATTATGTGAGAATAGGCTATTTAATAAAGGATTACCCATGCAAAACGATACCCAAGAAATCAAAACCACAGAAGAAGCAGCCGAACAACCAGGACTATTGTCAGGCCTGTTAAACTTATTATCACCTAGAAGAGGCTCACCTTCACCTTCCCCCCGCACCACTGAAATGCAGGCAAGGCAAGCCGAAGAGATAAGGCAGCAACAAGAAGAAATCAGAAAAATAAAGGAAGAACTCCTTGCTAAAGAAAATGAATTAAAACTGAGAAGGGAAGAGTTCGCGCGTGAACTTGAAGAAAGACGGCAAGCCAAAGCCCGAAAGAAAGCCCTAAAATCAGCCTCTGCCGCAGCTCCTCCACCAGCTTATGTTCATGCCGATGAAGATATGTCTGTACGCTTTGTTTTACCTGAAGAAAGAAAAGAGCTGGCTGAAGTCAGTGTTTCAGACGACACGTTAGCCTTTGATGCATCAGCCGACGAGCTATTAGAATCTAAGCTGTCAACCGAATCTTCCGAACAAAGAATGCTGCAACAACGCATAGAAGAGCTAACGCTCGAAGTGGAGAGAATAAAGCAAGAAGCCGAAGAAAATACCCGAAAAGAATTAGCGGAAATTGATAGGCTTAACCATGAGCTGCAAGAGGAAAGAAAACGAACACAAGAGGTAACAGAAGCGCAAACCAGAACACAAGCATTATTAAATACCGCAAGACAAGCGCTTACTGATTCCATGCAGCGCCGAGAAGAAGCCGAGAATGCTGCAGCAGTTGCAGCCTTAGAGGCAACGCGGCTAAGAGAAGATATCAATGCGAGAGCCAGACAACAACGCTCAGAAGAGCAAGCAAGGCGTGAAGCTGAACAAATGGCAGAAGCACAACGAATACGAGAACATGAAGCACGGTTAGCCGCTGAATTAAGGAATCGCCAAGAAGCACTACGAGTATCCGCAGCTGAATCTAAGAAGCAGGAAGAAGCAAACAAGGTAAGATTAGATTCTCAAAAGCTCGGTTTCTAAACTTGACACCCATCAATACTCGTGATAAAAGTAAGTCACTAATTTGTAGGAGTATAAAAGATGTCATTTTTTGATTTTGATACAGATACAGACGAACTTGTGAAAAAAGTAAAAAAAGCAGTTAAGAAAACCAAATCTGCGCCCAAGAAAACAACTGACAAACCAAAAAAAGCGGTTAAAGTTAAACCTAAAGTTTATAAAGTAGCTGGGTCTTTTTCTTTAGATGAGAATGGTGCTGTTATCAAAAAGACCAAAGCCATTCATGACATTAAAAAAGGCAAGAAAGGCAGCGAGAAAGAATATACGGTTACGTTTGTTGTTAAAACGAAGTAATACGGTTTATGGCATAAGCGTTCGTATACGTGATACGAGGGGTTTCATAATGTTTCCTTCCTGCCAGTCAGTGAAAATCTGACCTTATGTCACGGTTAATGGGGCGGCAGCACTGACAGCGAAGTGCTAATCGATACGGTAACAGCTCATGTATGGTAGGTTGCTCTGGGATTTTTAATAAATTCTAATCACAGTCTGCGATGATCATGACCATATAACTTAGGGAAATGAACTTAAGTGAGAAAAGGGTAACCATAGCAGGTGCAATTCCTGCCCGCCCCCTTATTTTCATTTTTTGGATATTATGAAAATTAAATTTAAATCTAAGAGGGTTTATTACGATAACCTGCTTTTCCCGGCTTGCCCTGTTAGTCAAGCTTTAATGGAATTAATTGGTAATCGCCCCGCTCTAAAGCCCATGGAATTATCCCTTGTGGGTAAAATGGGGTTTGACGTTGAAATCGTGGGTGAGGTATACCCCTTAACGCAAGAAATGAACAAATCTAATATTGAGTTTAAAAAAACCAAAGAAGGTATAAAGGTTAAATAATGGCTACCAAGAAACCAGTCCCAAAAAAGAAAAAACCCATAGCAAAGAAAAAGCCCGTCAAAAAATCCCTATCAACAGAGATTTTAGAGGCCATATTCGAAGAATGTAATAGGAATGAAAACATTGCGTTGTTAGACTATACCCGTGCGCGTGCGATTCTTATTAAGAAGCATGTGGCATCGGTTAGGCGTCTTCGAAATACGCATATTACCTGTATGCAGCCGATGGAAGACTTTCATGAGCGGACGTTTTTTCATACCTTCATGATAACATGGATAAAAACCCCAGGCCCTATTAGCAATAGGCTGATAGATATGGCGTTTCCTATCATTAAAGTGCAATCAGCCTATGGTGCGATTGAGGCTATTCAGTCTCAGTAATTAGGCAACCAAGCGTGCTAATAAGTAGTAAACTGTTCCATTAACCGTGATAGCAACCGTTCGAGTTGCTGTATTATCCGCGGTTGTACCAACCCCGCCATTGCCTTCACCATACCAGGAAAGGCTTGTGTTGCCGGCTGTGATGTCTTGAGACTGTATCACTAATGCATCAGTAACCGCAGCAGTTGGTAAATCGCCGTTTGTAATCGTCAAAGAATTAGTCGAGTCGGTAAAATTATTATCTCCAATACCGATATTGTAGCCGGGGGCACCTTCCGCATAAATCCCCGTATCAAAGGTTAGATTGCCAGTCCCATCATTACTCATAAGACCTGTTATACCATCATCTGTTGGAAGCGTTAAGGTAATATTGCTTGCCAAAGCTGCCGGGGCTTGTAGGCCGTAAAAGAATGTACCAGCCGAATTGTAAAGCCTTAGCTTTTTAAACACACCGCCTACGGGTTTAATCTGAAAGTCGCCCGCAGAAATGATATTGCCAGTAGCACCGCCTGAGAGCGTTAAATCCCCAGAGCTGGTGGTTGAAAGAGTAAGCGCTCCTGTACCATTAGGCTGTATGGTTAAAGGCTGATTTGCTGCGGTTGTAATGGTATTAGCAGGATTGCTGATAATAATATTGCCAATCGTGGCAGACGTTAAACCTGTTAGCGTATCTGTTATTGATACGTTATTCGCACCATCGCTTTTAAAGTATCCGGCTGAGTCTGCGGCAGGCAATATCCAGGTCACATTGGCTGCCATTGCAGCATTGGCGACCAAGCCCGCATAAAAGCTCGCAGCATTGCCTACATGTAATCGAAGCTTACGTCTTGTGCCTGCCGCCGTACTAATAGCCACATCACCGTTAGCACTAATCACGCCAATGCCATTAGGGGCAAGAATTAAGTCATCATTAGGTCCCAAGGTTGTAATGGTTTGCGGGGTAATATTAGCAATACCAATGCCGCCCACTTGCGAGATAGAGGTTAAGCCGCTCATATCCCAAGCGTCAGTAATTAATACATTGGAATTCTTAAGCGAACCGCTCGTATTAGAATATCTTGCGATAGCATCAGCCGTTGTGCCACCACCCCCGGTTGCAACATTAGCCCATACTAAAGTGCCGGCTGTTTGGTGTTGTAACACTTGTCCGTCAGTAGGTGCAACCGTTGGCCATTGGTAATCTTGAATGTCGCTTGTGGTGCCTAATCTAAAAGAAATATAGTTAGTGCCCGTTGGCGCAAAGAATTTTAAAGTACCCCCTGCCAGTATATGCGTCTCATCTGCATCTAGATGTATAGCACCATCCGTTGGACCTGTGTGTTCAGGGGATAAAATAATGTTGCCGTTTACATTGGTGGATGAAATCGTATTAAGCTCTAGCTTTAAATTGCCGACTCGCATCGTGTTAACACCAGTGATATCGTTTACGAGAGAGATAACCGGGTCGTCATCTACACCATCCCCGTTCTCCACATCTATCTGACCAGCCTTACCTTGAATCGTTCGAAGATACCAGTGACTATCATTTTCCCTGACTGCGATACCGCTGCTTGCCCCAAAAGAGGCTAGCTGCAATAAATCCTTTCGCAAATCGAAAATAAAAGTACCTGAGGTTGTGATAGGGCTTCCTGTAATCGATAAGTTATTTGAAACAGAAGTAGCGGCAACAGAACTCACCGCAGCTGTTCCGCTAATGTAGGGAACTTGCGTCCATACACCGGCTGCATCCTCTTTTTCATCTAACCAGAATTCCCATATTTTACCAGCTTCAATCGTTGTCAGCGTGTCTCCTGCATTATCCTCAACATCAAAATCAAATGCTGATGCATTTTTAATCGTGAAACGATATCCTAGTGAGCACTGGGTAGCGTCTGGCAATGTAATCGTATGACCATTTGCATCTGGTTCGACCACCATCGTGACTGCAACGACTTTATTAACGTTTTGAAATTGCGCAGGCCAGGATAATTCAATGTCAGCTGTCAGTTCAATAAACTGATATTGTGGAAACGCAGGATTGATAAATTTTCCAGACAATACGTCATAATAACTACTCATTTTTGAACTTCTCCTGATTTTCCCGTATCTCATGCATGACTAGCCGAGATTCCGCATCCGTTAATTTAATAAGTCTTTTTAAAAGTGTATCCGCATATAATTGCCGCCCATTTTTACGCGCAATCGCATACGCTCTTGCTTCTCTTACAAACTGAGGGTTCGCAACAAGGCGTGATAAAAGATTAGGCATTGCAATACCAATAGCAGCACCCCCCGCACTTCCAATACCCGCCATTGCACCTACACCAGAACCAACCGCGCCATTAAAGAAGGCCGATAGAACCCCTTTTGTCAGCTTCTCAGCCTTGGCAATTTCTGAAGCAGTTAAAGCAGTGCGAGACGTGTTTAAGAACTCCAGATTTGCTGCTTTAAACTCGTTTGCAATCTCTGCTATCTCAGATAAATTGTTAAACGTTTTCTTATCCGGTAGAAGCGCTGCTAAATGCTCAGCCGTCTTTTCTTTTTTATTAAAAACATTCACAAAAGGCGTTACCCTTAAGGATTCATCCTGTAACGCATTTGAAAATATTTCCCTCACCTTGGCCTTTTTAAGTGCATTAAAGACCTCAACTGCCTTAGGGTTGTTACCCACAATCTTCTGAAGCTCTTTTATATTCGCTGGCGTATTTAATAAACTAAAAGCCTCCGTTGGCATCTCATTTGCCAATAGGCTTCTCGCAATATCTCCCCGAAACCTGTCAGCCACATTTTTTTTAAACTCAGTATTCGCATATCGCCATTTTTCAAGGAATGCCTTATTCTTGGTAAGCTGAATATCAGAATCAATCGCCCCCTTAAGCCCATTTAAATAAGATTCTGAACCCTTAATCGTTGGGTCGAAATTTGTAATAGTACCCAGCTCTTTTCTAACACCTATCAGCTTTTTAATCGGAATATTAGGCGTATGTTTTTTAAAAGCCTCTAAATAAGCCTGTATTAGCTTTGGATTCTTTTCTAATTCTTCTAGCGTCTTACCTGAGGGTGCTATTCCCCAGCTTTCAGCTAAATTACCGACAACATTGGCAACTTTCTTGGTGGAAGGTGATTGCACATCACGCTGTAATAATTCTTCCATGCCTTCTATGAATTTAGCGGTATGCGTAGGTTTGACAGTATCTGTTTTTTTAAGAATTTCTGCTGCCTCGTTATAAAGCTTTGAGGCTGCCTTTTCTGCGGCTTTTTCTTCTGCTTGTATAAACCTTCTGTATTCACCGGAGGCTTCATGCGGCATCAGGTTAGAGTCACCCAGAGAATCAATATTGCGCTTAACAGCCGCTATCATCGACTCGTTAGAATTCTTTAAGGCATCCTCATAAACCCCTGATGTAAAAATAGATTTCAGATAGTTATTAGCCATCCAGTTTGCAGGTTTACTGCGCAGCCCAACATTAAATGGTAGATCAATGCCATGTTTTTCTGCTAAACCAAAAGCCCTTTCGTTCGGTTTTGCGCCCATGGTTGTAGCAGATAGTCCTATTCTTTTTGGGATTCTGCCTAATACTTTTGTGAGATTTTTGCTCACTATCGTGTCAGCCGCTCTCATACCAAATAGACCTTTCGCAAAATCCTCTAAAGCGCCTTTAGGTGTACCTTCTTCTGTAAACCTTGGGGTTGCAGTGATGGCCGCTGCTGCCCCGGTTGATAGCGCTGCTTCTTTTCCAAGGGCTTTTAATGCACTCTTAGCGCCTTCGTCTAGCAATTTTTTGCCAGCGTTAGCGTATCCGCCCCCTGGAATCGGGGAAAATGCTAAGAGATTGCCTGTCACATTTAAGCCTTTGCCGAATGTGTCCCCTTTTTCGGGTTCAAATCTTTCATCTAAGCCAGTTAAGCGCGGCAGCTCTTCATATAAGGGTTTATGAGGTGCTTCATTGGCCATTTGACCCGCTTCTTCAGGGAAAAAGTATTCAATACCGCCTATTTGTTCGGGGTCAGCGGCATGAGGTCGTAACGCTGGGTTTCTAGGCTGGATTAGGTCAGCACCACCCCCCGTACCCTGCATTATACCTCTTGCTAATTGCCCTGCACGATGCAAAAACCCGCCCGCCGGTGTTGGATAGGCTTTTTCAAGCTCGGCTAATTCTGCCTCTAAAGCAGCTCTATTAGGCGCAGCATTTTGACCCATCGCTGGGTTTGGATTTTGGCTTGGAAACGCTGCCTCAAGCTCAGCCAGCTCTCGTTCCATCTCTTCGCGTGTCATGCCCATTCTTTACCCCTGCCCCAACATTTGCCTTAATTGCGCTTTACGGGCTTCTGCCTCTTCAGGTGTCATCGTTTTAGTGTTTTTTGTAGATTCTGATGGCTCTTCATATTCCATGGGTTTTGGTACATAATAAATACCTTTTTGCAGGTTCCGATATACCTCCTGACCATTTTCATGCTTATGCTTCATGAATTTTTTATCACCCTTGATAAGCTCTTTGGTGGCAGAAGCATCCAGTGTAATATTTGGCATACCTTGTTTTAACTGGTTTTCAAGATAGGCCGTCAAACTTCTGCCCGGGAAACCTTTCAGCTTAGAAGCATAAAGTGTTACCAAGTTTTTAGATAACAATGCGGCATTATTCTTAATTTTATCTGGAACAAGCCTTCCAAGCTGTTGGTTAACATATCCCGGGTTTTGCATTTGTGAAGCAGTTAAAATAGTCCCCCAATGCTTAGTCACTTCTGGCGTGTCCGTTAAAATTCTTTCAATATTGTCAACTGCATCAAGCCCCGGTAGCACAGATTCCCCTTCATTAATATGCGTATTAATTTGAGCCATTGCTCGATTGTAAGCAGAGGTCGGTAATGTTGATAATGGAATATGTGCGCCATGTTGCGCCATTTCTGCGTGAGCTAGCTTTTCATCCTCTCGCTTCATTTTTTCAAGATTATAGTATCCTTCCGACACGTTCAGGTGACGCTTTTGCATCTCCATTTCATGCGCCATTTTTTTCATTTCGCGCTCTTCTTTTCTGGCAGCGGCCACTTCTTCTTTTTGCTGTTTACTGAGCATGTAATTCAAATTACGAATTCTGTCGCGTTCAGTATCATACATTTCTATGGCACCCGGTATATTACTGCCCATCGCTGTAAAAGCGCCTGCTAACCCTTTACCATAAGCCGGGTGATTATACATATTGCCCAGCATTGAAATAATGGATTTACCCAGTGCGCGTCTATTTTCATTGTCACTCATCTCCAAAGAACGTTTAGCCGCCTCAACCGCAGCCCGAGAGCCAGCCTCTAATGGATTGGGACGTTGTTGGATCATAGGCATTTGCGCTTCTTGCATCATTTGCGGCGGCATTTGTTGCATATTAGGCTGCATTTGACCTTGATTTGCCTGTGCTTGTTGTAATAATTGCAACATTTGCATATCTTGTTCAACGCTCATTTACATATCCTCTGCGATAAATTCTGGATTAAATAGATTAGGGTCAAAATTAGCCATAATTCTATCGTGAATACGCGGCCTTGGCCTAGCATTAATCACCCTGGGTGCAGGCTCTTGACCACCCATTAATCCTGCCAGCATAGCGGGTGGCATCATCGCACCATAAGCATTGGGTTCAAATTGCATGGGTACACCGTATTGACGCGCCATGGTGATGTACTGATTCATCCTTTGGTCATTAATAACACCTTGCGCTTGATTATTTAGGCTTACCTGCTGTCTTTCAACCGGTGACAAGTTTTCCCACATTTGCCGCCATTCTTTTAAATGCTTTCGCTCGGCTCTTAATCTTCGTGACTCTTCTGCTTGCGCTTCACGACTGACTGGCGGTTGAAAAAGCGGTGGTATCGCTGCTTGTTCTTGCGGAACTTTTTGTTCAACAGCAGGCGGTGCCGCGTGCATTACAACAGGCGGTGCTTCAGGTTGCGGACCCGCTGACAGAGGTGCTCCCTCCGCTTGTGGTATTGCGGGAGGCGCCGCTACAGGCGCTAAAGGTTCCGGTTGTGCTGGCGGCATATAATACTCAAAGCCTTTTGGCTGATAATTGAGAGACGCCATCACTTGGTTTTTTTCAGCAGGCGTTAACTGTTCCCAAATACTGGCATACTGGGATGCACCGGCAGAATCATCGCGTGCCCTTGGGTCTTTTAAGCTATTAACATAAACCTCGTGACCCGGTTGATTATTTCTAACAAATGCCGGTATATCATTAAAGAGCTGCTGGTGTACCGCTTGCCAGTTGGGTCCTGACAATAGGCCGCCCATGCCCCCCGGAAATCGCCTATTGGTTTCAGCATCTATTTCAACATCGTAATTAAAAGGGTGCGCTTGTTGTATTTTCGAAAAGCTTCTGTCATCAAATTTAAACAATTGTCTGTCTAAAAACTTTTTATACTCATTTTCTTGAATAAGAGGAGCCGCTGCTTCTTGCGATAATTTTTGTTCCTGAATTTGTCTTTTAACCGCCTCGTCTCTCGTTTTTATGTCAGACAGTAATTTTTCTTTTTCGAAAGCTCTTGAACCTTCATCAACCCTTTTAGGGCCGGTTGCAACTGGTTTTTTAGGTTGTGGTAATTCATCCATTAGTGAGGGAATACCATATTTTTTACGAATATATTGAGGCGACATGCCTGCTGTTTCACGTGCAATGTATTCGTCTTTTTCTTGAGGACTCATTGCATTCCAAACGGTTTCGAATTCTTTCCTTAAATAACTTTGGGTTTTAGGGTTTTCTAAGCTTTCACCAGCCGGGATACCCCGTGTAAACTTAAATAATTTATGCTGTTTAAATACATCCCTATCAAGATTTCGGCGCATCTCATCGGCTTCTTTTTCTGTTGGAAGCGGAGGTCTTCTGTATCTATCTGGTGTCGTAATTTTTTTCTCAAGTGATTCTTTTTGTTTTTTTAATTTATCAATAAACGCGCTCTTGATTACTTTACGAGGACCGCCAACATTTAAAACGTCATCGTAATGCATGTAATTTTCTTTCGTTGCAGCAGGATTATCATGCCCATAGTTTAATTCAGGTTTTTGAACAGCACTTTTTGGTAGCGGTTTTGGTAAATAAGGAGCAAGCTTTTTAGGCAGCGTATAATCTGCATGACCACTCGCTGCAATGACTTGTTCTTTCTCAGCGGGGGTTAACCTATTCCAGATAGTTTTATATTTATTTGCATTTTCAATATCCGTTGTATTAATAGAGTCACCAAGATTGTCTTTTTTCCCTGTGCTATTAAATTTAAAAATCATCCGCTTTAAAAAATTTTGATATTCATTTTCTTTTCGAAGCTTTTCGGCCTGTTGAGGCGTATACCTTCTAATATAAGAATTTCCTCTTAAGGCCGGATCATTGGCGCGCGCTATTTCAGATTCTAATTTATTACGAGCACTTGCAATATCAGCCAGCGTATGACGCTTAAAATGCGCGCGAGAACCAGGCCCCTCTTTCTTTTGGGTTCCCGAAGACAGCCTTGGTTTGGGCGCAGGTCTTGGCAGCTGGTTAATATCAAAAGGCACTGATTATCTCCCGCTCGGCATGTTACGCATCATCCACATCTGACCCACCATAGGCCCTAAAGCCGACAATATACTGGTCTGTGGCGTTGCAGGTGTTTGATAATATGCCTGATTGATGCCTTGATGTGGTACGCCCTGCATCATGGCAGATTGGAAAGCCAATCTTTGGCTTGGGTGCTCAATCTCTCTTAAGAAGTTCTGGTATTTTGCATCTAAGGCTGCTTGCTGTTGCTGTTGTCTATATTTGCCTTGGTTTTCGAGTATTGCCATATCTGCAATACGAGAACCTTGACGGGCTGCGGCCAAATTACCTAATTGTTGCGAGGCTTCAAGCTCTCTTGCTTGTTGGGCATTGTAAAATTGACCGGCTTGTTGATACCCGCTGGCAAGCGCTTGTTGTTGGCGCATTAATATTTCATGCTGCAAATCTCTGGCTGCACGCCTTGTCAGTTCACCATGTCTTGCGCCTCCGTAGCGGCCAAGTTTAACAAATCTGCCCTCTAGTGCAGGTAAAATATTTTCTTTAAAATTACGATTCCCTTCTTCAGCAATCTGTTGAACAACATGCCGTTGATAAGGGTTCATGTAATCATCAATAAACTGCCTGCCTGTTCTAGGGTCTCGCTGATGAAAGGCGCGGCTACCCCTATTCGCGGCTTCCTCTGCTTCTTCTAATTGTTTTCGCTCAGCACCAATGAAATTTCTGCCCATCGCATGCGCAGCACGAATATCACCATCCATCTCAGCAACCCTATCCGAGTTATATGCCTGAAAGGGTTCTTGCTGTATACGTCTTGCGTCCGCCATCATGTTGTCATAATAAGTTTTAATGTGAGGCGGCAGCGTTTGATATTGGGCATCGGTCATAAATGGCATGGTATTACCTCACATACTGCATTAAATGTTTAGATTTAGGCGGTAAAAACTTCTTTACCCCCTTATGTTTACGGATATTTTTCCTGAATTTATCGAGCTTCTTAATGCCTTTATGAATATCACCACCGCCTGCTGCATACACAACCTGTGGGCTTATTTCCATCTCACCATCAGAAACATACGCTTTAATATTGCGCGAAGGTTTGTATTCTTTGGTAATACCCGACTCTAGAAAGTTTTTAACAATCTCTTTGGCAATTCTTTTCTTGCCGTTCTTAGAATTACCATCACCGGCTAAGCTTACCGTGGTCGCATCCATGATGTAGGAGTGCTCTGGCAGTGTTACTGGTCGTTTGTCTGATTGACCGCCTTCAGCCCCTTCGTAATAACGTACGTGACCACCTTTAGCGTAACGGTACTGATAACCGGGTTGTGCAATCTCCTCGTTAGCGCGCCTTAATTGCTCCTCTTGCTCTTCAGGGGTTGGAAAGAATTTCCACTCTGTGCGTCGATAGCCTTTAGGTGGAAACTTTGCTTCCCTTTTAAGCGGCGCTGGCTCTTTGTATTGATATTCAGGTCCCCAGTGTGGTTTATTTTTATCCATGGCTTGTTGTAAGGATTCATTGTCAGGGCTGCCATAAACAGGCATTTTTTGCTTTTTAGCCATACCGGCAATCGCGGTTGCTAATAAAGCCGTATCCATCAAGCTGCCGCTACCTAACCCAAGACTTGCTGCACCTCCGCTTAATCCTGAAGCCGCGCCGGCACCTGCGCTGCTGGCGGCTGCATCCAAACCTGCACCCCCACTGCCAAAAAAGCCCATACCAGAGCCCATGCCGGAACCGATACCCATTTGTTCGCCTAATGAGGGCGCATTATGCATCAACATTCTTGAAGCAAAGGAGTCTGGGTTAAGGTTAAGACCTTGGGCAATCTGAGGGGAGATAAAAGAATTACCTAACCCCATTAATGCACCACCTAATGCTCTATCTAAAGGATGCCTTCTAGAGCTTAACCCGCCCCCTAATGCACCGCCTGCAATGGAACCCGCAGGACCACCAATGGCACCTCCGATAATAGAGCCGGCTAAGGGCAGTACTGTTTTTAGAGGCTTTTTAAAGGCGCGGCCAATAGATTTGCCAACACCCCCAAACACCCTGCCAAAAAGCCCGTATTGGGGTAAACCCGTATGTGGGTTGATATCACCCCCATAACGTTGGTGTAGGTAGGCTGCTTCTTCGGGACTGATGTGAGCTAACACAGTGTCACCGCCCTGACCATGTTTACGCAGCATATTGGCGGCTCGTCTTAAGCCGCTGTATTTTGCTGATGGGTTTTTCATTTACATGCTGCCTGTTCTTTGTGGATTCCAATTATCTTCTGGCTCTATAAAGCTTCTACGCTGCGCTAAACCGCTTCTCAATGCATCCATCATGCCGTTACCGTCAGCGGGTGCTGAATAAGGGCTTCTAGAAGGCGTTGGTCTTAAGCCCATATTATTCATGCCGTTCCTTTGCATTAATTCATTAGCAAAAGGTCTGGCGCCCATGTTTGACCTAACGTTCATCGAAGGTGCTGGTCTTGCTTGTGCAAAAGCAGGCGACATTGGGGGCGCTTCAGGAATATTACCGTATGGTTGTCCTTGGCCTCTTAGCCCAAAACCGGGTTGCTGGAAACGGCCTTGCATTTCTTCCCAAGGATTATTAAATCCGCCTCTTGGTCCGCCGGGGGCGCCGGGCGGCTGCATACGTTGTTCTAGCGGTGGCGCTGCTGGAATGTTGCCATAACCGCCGTTAAAGGGCGGAGCTTCAGGAATGTTACCAAAGCCTTGCTGTGTTTCTTGGCCGCCGTAGTAAGGATTCATGCCATAGCGCTGCATACCGCTATTGATTTGGTTAGCAAAGTTGCCGCCATAGCTATTGAAATCACCCATACGTTGGTTGCGTAAATCTTGCGGGACCATAGAGTTTACATAAGGGTTTATCAAATCACCGACAATTCTGCCGAAGTTAGGATGACCCATTTGTTGACCAATATAATTAGCCGCTGTCTGGCCGATATTACCAAAGGTGCTATTCTGAAATTGTTGCGGCATCTGGCCCATAGCGTTGCTAAACATATTACTGAGATTGCCGCCAAATGATTGACCACCTTGTTGCGGCTTACTTTGAGAAGGACTGCTGCCACCCATAATGCCACCTAAGGCATCGCCTAATGAGCTGCCCAAGCTTCCGCCTACCATACCGCCCATGGGACCACCAAACATGGTACCTAATGCAGTACCGCCCATACTGGCTAACTGCGGTATCATGGGTGCTATACCTTTACCAATGGAGCTGATGATGCTGCCTAATCCGTCACCGAGTCCGCCCCCACCGCCGCCTCCACCTAATAATGAGCTGCCAAGACCACCTAATAGTGATTTACCAAGACCGCCGAGTAAACTTGAAAACATATTAACTTCTCCTTAACTGAATGATGCCATTGAATAAAAAACTGCTTCTGCCCATTCCGTTTTATTTTTAAAACCCTGTGGACTTGGTGCACCGTTTTTGCAAAATGAGTCTTCTTGGCTTAAAAGACTCGCCGATTTTTTCCAATCGTCAACATTCGTTGAAAGCGGCATGTTGTCGTTTGGAAAATCAATTACCATGGAGCCGACAAATACGTTATAGGGCGTATATTTGTTTGGAATAATCATGGTCTTGTATCTCCGTATCTTGGTTTCATTAAACATTTGCCCATCTTGTAGTTACCGCCAACCTCTGAGCTATTAAACTGCAAAGTCATTAATCGCCTTTGCTCTGAAATATCGATTTTTTCTTTATAATGTGGTGAGAAAGGATCGTTATTAAAAACGTAAGGGGGCGACTCCTCAATAGAGGAATTTGCATAAGCTCTGCCTCTCACGATTAAAGTAATGTCACCGCTTTGAACAAAGTCAGGCTCAAACTCGTATAAATCAATCATCTTGTCGGTATTAGAGGGCTGCATACCAGGTGCCATCGATACCCATGACATAACGCCCGTTTCAAAGTGAGAATCAATTGCGGTATGGATGCCGTCAACCACTCGGTCAACACCCGTTTCATGCCGCCAAATACGATATAAACCTGCTTCATCTTGATTATTGGCACACCAAATGGGTTTACCAAATACTGGGTTATAATCTCCGCAAGAACGATTAACAGTGCTGTCGTACCATTTATTGAGTCTTTTATTGTAAATAACGGCTTTATCACACTCGGTATTTTTATCAGACGGATAAAAAAACCAGATTTCGCCATATTTTGGCACTTTGGTTGCCCACACTTTTTGGCGTTGTGCATAATTTAGGTGATTAAAAAAGTATTCTAAACACATGGAATTGGGTAATTCTTGAACAACACCATTGTAAACATAGAACTTATCTGTTCCTGCCCAATAATAATTACCATCTAATTCAACGACACATCTATTCGATAAAATAGAACTTTCAGTTGTAACGGTATCAAAAGCAAATTCAACCGTGGTTGTCCCAACATTCGTCATCCGAATTAAACTGTCTAAACTCCAAAGCAGACCCGCTGGTGATGAGTTACCACCCCTTACCGGCATACCTGTAACAATCTTCGTACCTGATACTCTTTCTCTGTCATGTACAACTTTAGGGTTACTGGCTTCTGTCCATCGAACATAGCCGTCTTTGTCAAAAATAATCAAATAAGGATGCAGTACAACAACACCACCGCTGGTATAAAGGCCGGTTTCAACGAGCTTGTCATCATTATCCAGACTGCCAAAATAAATAGGCGTGTCATACGTTTGGTCGATGGAATAAAGATTTTGAGTAGGGCACGCAATCAAAACGCTTGAGTGAAAAGTGACTTGGTCATACATGACATCAAAACTCCACTCATTATTTTCACTGGTGTTAAATAACAAGGGTGTTCTATCAACATAGGTATTACCGACTGCTAATCCCGTGGTTGCATCTGCTGAAAAATACTTTAATGAATGAGAATCCCCAACATACACTTGAAATAAGGGGGATTTTGGGACGATAAACATGCCTCTTGGAATATGTGTATCCCAGGAAATCATTTTGTTATAACCGCCCATTTTTTGCGGGGTTGGCGGGTCGCCATAAAAGCGGCACCATTGGCCATCAATATAACTGTTTGAGTTAAATTTTGTACCATCCCGCTGAATGCCAGGCTCAAAAATGCAAGGAAAGGTTTTATCCATTAGTCCGCCTGCCTTGCCGCTTGCCGGTCTATCATTCTTAATTCATCCTGCTGGTTAATCAGCGCTATCCCTTCTTTGGTTTTAGCATCAAATACTGCAATTCTGTCGTCGTTTTTAAGGAAATACATGGCCTCTAAAAGGGTTGCGTACAAGATTAATTGCGGTGCGAAATTCGTCCAGTAATTAGTTTCGTTTTGTTCAGATAAGGGGTCTGGAATTTGTAAAAAACAAAACTCAAACGGATAATCTGCGTCAGGCGTTGGTGCAACCAATAAATTTGTAAACCCATAATCCGAATAAAACTTAGGCAAACTCCATTTTGTTGGGTCGGCTGCATCTTTGGTATAAGAACGAAGCATTTCATAGGGTCTTAGTAAAACAGGGTTTCTCGTATCAAAGTTTTCCCCTGAGCCTACATTCATCGAAATACTTCTTCGCCAATTAGCGGGCTTTTGAATAGTGGGTTCGCCTGCCGTAAATGTGCCAACCACATACGATTCAACCAAAATACTTTTGCAAGCAAGGCTTAAGTTTTGCTCTGCCTGAAAAATAAGATTGGGTATTTGCTCAATTATTCTGGCATCAACTCGGTCTAAGTAGCTGATGACTTGATTCTTTAAGCTTGTATACGTCATTGCTGGCATTGCATTTCCTTATGACGCCGAGTTGTAAGTTGAGTATTCTTCGGCAGAAACCACCCAAATACTATCGTTTGAAGCAACACCGGTTACAGTCAACCTTAAGTTATTACCAGAAATCGACCAAGCAGCGGTTGGCGAATAACCGGCTGTTGTCATGGTGATTGTGGGTAATGTACCGACTTGAGCAGTTGTTGCACCATTCCAAAAAGCAGCAGCGGTAGAAGTTGAGTAAGCACTCTTGTCACCCGTGGTATTCATAACAGCAATGGTTACTTGCACTGTTCGAATATTTCTGTTTGCAGTGGGTACAGCAAAGTCAATGGTTGCAGTGCCAGCACCGGTTGTTGTTCTGCCGTACTGTGTTCTGACAAGCCCTGTATTAGCATACCCGGAAGTAATCCCTTGAAATTGCGCGGTACCAAATACATGTAAAACATTAGAAGGCGAGATTGTGCCGGCACCCACATTTCCTGTGAACACCCCGTCACCAACAACATGTAATTTTTTAGAAGGGGTTTCTGTGCCGATACCAATATCCATATTGTTACCGAGCACTAATGTATTATCTTGCTGCAAGACAATATTGTTACCAATGGCTGCCGAATTACTTAATGTTGCAGGAGAGGAATAACATTGAGCGCCTAAAACAATGCAGCTATTAGCGGTAACAGTGGCACCAAACGTACTATTAAATGCGTCAGCTCCAATAAATGTATTATAAGAGCCGGTAACAAGCTCTAATCCGCTATTAACCCCCAGGCCCACATTATTGGTAGCGACGGTAGGAACGGTACTGGCTGTTCCGGCATTCGTCAGTGAAGAATTACCAATGCCAACATTAAATGAGCAGCTCGCTGCAATATTATTCAGCACACCTTTACCAATAGCTATATTTCCGCTGCTTGTCGTTAATCTAATAAGGTTAGCTTGGCCTACAGAAGTGGTATTGCTGCCGGTTGTTAAAAGGATTCCGGAATCTGCCCCCACAAAAGTATTTAAGCTGCCGGTTGTTAAGACAGGTAATAAATTTGCACCCACCGCTGTACAGCTCTGCGGTGTCGTTGCGGCAACCATAACATTAGCGCCAACTGCTGTATTGTTAGCACCAGTGCTTAGAAGTAAGGCTTTATAACCTACCGCTGTTACGTTAGCGGCATTGGTTGCTCTGGCTGCTTGATAACCCACCGCTGTTAATGTAGAAGTTGTGGTGGCTGTATAACCCGCTTCATTACCAAATAACGCAGCAAAACTACCTGTCGTTAAGCTTCTGCCGGCATCTGTACCAAACGCACAACCATTCGCAGCACTTGTTACTGATAAGAATGCATTGGAACCAAAGGCATTCATGGTAGAGCTACTGCTAAATGCTCCATATTGAACCCAGGCACCATTTTGTCTAAACTTAAATGTGTTTAATGTTGAATCATACAAAGACATACCATTTACAGCGGTCAATGCATTAACCTCTGTCGTTGACATTCGAGGCAACAGCAAAGCGCCTGTGGTTGAAGCAATTTCTAAAATGGCGCTCGCTGCGGGGGTTTCTGTGCCGATACCGACATTTACATTTTTACCAAGAACTAGTGAATTATCTTGCTGTAAAACAATACCGTTACCGATTGCAATTGCATTAGTGATTGTCGTAGGAGAAGAATAACATTGAGAACCTATAACAATGCAGTTATTAGCGGTTATTTGTGCACTAAGACCAGAATAAAATGATTCATGACCTATAAATATATTTCGTTCGCCAGCAAGAAGTTCAGACCCAGATTCCCCTCCGATACTCACATTATAAGCTGCAACAGCACCACCCGTTCCAGCAGTTACTAAGGAAGTATTCCCTATCGCAACGTTACCGCCACAAGCTGCTGTAATATTATTAAGAACGTCCCTGCCAATAGCGATTACTTCAGAGCTGGTTGTTAACTTATTAAGATTATTTTGTCCAACACATGTATTTGAATGTCCCGTTGTTACTAATGCACCAGAATCCGCTCCCACAAAAGTACTGAAACCCGAACTCGTTGCTATTGGTAATAAATTAGCGCCGATCGCCGTAAAACTTTGCCCAACCGTTAAAGACGGTAAAACATTAGCGCCAACCGCAGTACAATTATTGCCAACGCTGCTACGTAAGGCTCTGTAACCTATTGCTGTAATATTATTGGCATTTGTACTTCTCGCTGCCTGATAACCAACGGCCGTTAAATTAGAATTGGTTGTAACCGTATAACCTGATTCATTCCCAATTAATGTATGAAAGCTGCCGGTTGTTAAGCTTCTACCGGCATCCGTACCAAATGCACAGCTATTAGCCGCGGTGGTTGCAGATAAAAAAGCATTAGCGCCAAAGGCATTCATGCTGGCACCTGTGCTTACTAGCAAGGATTGAGAGCCAAAGGCGCTTATATTATCAACTGTAGTAGCATTTGCCGCTTTATAACCAACGGCCGTAATATTGCTACCAGAAACATTCGAATAAATACTTTCTCTACCAACACCGGTGTTATTGTCTCCATCTACGTTAGACGCTAAAGCGCGATAAGAAATCCCGGTGTTATTTTCACCATCAACATTTTCTGTTAAAGCTTCAGAGCCAAATGCATCTATACTGCCTGTGGTATTTGAATAACCCGCAAGTGAACCAAAAGCAGAGCAGGCATTGGTTTCGTTTTCTCTCAGCGCACCATATCCAACACCTGTTGCATTCGAAACAGCAATGTTTAAAACATTTCCAGCATTGGAACCTATTAAGGTATTTTTATCGCCGCCAATCCCTAGCGTTCCAACCGAGCAGCCAATCGTAACGTTATCTTCGCCAAGCTCTAAAAAATCAGGCGGTGGCGTACCAACAGAAAGGTTGTCTTCAAGCGTAGAATGTGTATCTTGTAAATACGTTGGGTCGCCGGGACCATATCCTGAACCTTCAGAACCAAATTGCACCCATGCATTACCTTGTCTAAATTTAAAAACATCTAAGGTTTCGTCATAAGCAATCATTCCACCTGTCGCATTTAAATTATTAACTTGCGTTGTTGTCATGCGTGGCAATAAAATACCGCCCTCGGTTGAACGAATTTCTAAAGCAGCACTGACGCTACTGCCATTGGCTTCTGTTAACTTCGCTAAAAATGAATCAGAAGAGCCGTTTGTTGGTGTATAGGTATCAGTCACCAGTAAGGCGGATGTAAATAATGTTGGAGAATCTCGATTAATCATGTCGTTCCTTTAAGCTGGTGTGGTTGTAAAAATTACCCATGCGCCATCCTGATATCCTTCAAACCGATTGGTTTGACTGTTGTATCTAAACTCCCCGTTCTCAGCTATGACAGGACGCTGTGAAGTGTCACCAATGGCCGGCAATATAGAATCTGAAAAACCTGAAAAATCTCCAACGGAAGCTGCATTTAATTCGTCTGCGGATGCTTCTAATTCAGTATTATTGATAAAGAAAGAACCCATTGTGGTGTTGATTTTGAAATCAGTTTTAGACAGCGATAAAGGCGAGTTATTTCCCATACCATCTTGTATAACTTTTAATTCATCGGTTAACTGTCCGTTATCAATGGTATTTAAAATGCCAGCAAAACTCATAGCGGGCGGTTTATTCGGGTAAAGTGCCACTAGCGTTACTCCAATTAAAATTTTCAAGTGATTGCAAGATTTGTGCCTGCGTTAATTGCGGTATTTGTGAAACATTTGCATTAACCGGTGTCTCGGGAGGTGATATACCTAACTCTAATGCCTCAAGTCTTTCTGCTTCTGGCGCTGCTAATACACCGTCAAAAGTTCCATCCCAAGATTCCCAGCTTAAAATCTGCAAATCTTCCCAAGGGGTGTTTTGATTTTCCCAATACACAGGGGTTGGTCTATCCGGTCTTGGTAATGGAATCGGTACGGGGTCTGGCGGAAAAACAATTGCCCTTAATTGCTCGTTTGGTTCATCCACATAGGGTTTACCCACCATGAATCCTGTCCATTCCAGCGAATTACCTCGCCACTCCATTTGTTTAACCAAATCTGTATAACGAAAAATAAAACCCGTCTTATCGCATCTTGCTTTTGCAACCGGTGAATACATGTCAACGGTAAAATGCTTACCTTTTGGCCTTAAGCTCATTCTGACCCCCAACCGGAACGATAATCCGCTGTAATGCGAAGCGGTACACGCTCTGTATCTTCAGCCGCCGCTAATGCAAATGATGCTTCGGCCTCTCTGGCTAAAATGGATAACAAATCCATCGGTGTTTGCTCTTTAACCCCTAAGCGATAAGCAAGCTCTGCGGTTAAAGGGTCAATGAATCGCCCTGGAATGGCTGTTGTGTCTATAAGCTCGCCGGTATCTTCAATTGCTTGAATGTAGCTGTAGAAAAGATTGTTGTAATAACCATTTGGTGTTGGATATAGGTTTACAACCGGTGTGATTTGCCGATTAACCCAAAAAGTTGTGGGTGTGTCTTGTCTGGCTTTATCAGGATAAGACATGTACTCATAGCGAGAGGAGCGCGTTAAAATTCTATCCTGAACATTTGTATTAAAATAAAGCTCTGCAATATCTAAAGTCGCACCATTGGTCTCACGAATACGAAATCGCGTTGCAGGCACCGGAATGGGAACATCAAACCAAAGAAGCTCTTTTTCGCCGTAAGATTGTTCTGGAATAGAAAGAGCAATGTTCCATGTAGAACCATTGTAGTACTCACAAACTAGCGTATAGGTTGCAGCAACAAAGGAAGTAATACCGACCATGGTAATGGCATAAAGCCCAACGCCCCAGTCATAGGAGATGTTGCCATTAGGAACTGTTTGCGTACAAGCCGTATTGATATTGCCGTCAAAAGCGTTAGCGGCTGTACCGCCTGCGGAACTGGCGGCAGTACCCCCTAGATTTCTGGCTGAAGTTCTAAGACAAGCCTCTAGGATATCGACACCTTGATTGGGCAATATATAAGAGGTTTTGCCGGGCACTAACCCAAGCATACCGATTTTAACGGTAAAAAGATTAAGGCCTTTGTTAAGCCAGGATTGTAAAATGTAATTAATGGAGCGCGCAGCAGTGTTGATTTTTTCAAGAGAAATAAGGGACATCGGAATCCTGCACCTTTCGTAGGCTTCCGTTATAACTTGCTCATTTTGTATTGAGCCAAAATTATAAGTTCCCGATGTAGACATTTATTCATCCTTTGCAGCCTTGGTTAAGTAATCCCTTGATTCAAGAACCATATCTCAAGATAGCCCGTATCATCTGAATCGCTGATTTCAATTCGTGAGCAATTTGTAGGAATTGTTAAGTCGGCCATAATGCTGGTTGTCGCACCCGTCATCGTGCTGGCAGCGGGTATAGTTGGCGTTGTGACACCGTCAATGGGTTGCCAGATAGTGACAAAATCACCTAAAACATCAGGGTCATCTAAAGTCGTTTCAAAAGAATAAGTGGCAGTACCTGTCACATAAACTGCAACGGTGAGGTGACTAATTATTCGATTGTAATCATTGCGAAACCAGAGTGTGTATCCTTTGTATCCGGTACCAACGCTAACAGCAGACCCAACAGCAGCGTTTGCGCTAACTGATGTAATGGTGTGAAAAATTTCACCCGCATTAAAATCTGTTTCAACTGTATTGTTGTTAACCCCTGTAACGTTAGCACTAATTTCTCTCCCGCTATCGGTTAATCCTCGGATTGTAAAAACGACAGCTGATATATCGGCACCACAAGAGACAGTAACAGTTCGTCTAATGCCGGGTAATTCTGCCCACTCGTTGTAACCTAATGGCGAAGAGGTAGACATAGTGAAATTTCTAAAAAAATCACCATTAATTTTTAGGTTGCCAGCAGCCGCTAATGTTTGCGGTAAGCAAATAGCAGTCTCACTGGCAAGCGGCCAAACAACCTTACGCGGTTTAGACATCTTTCTTTTCTTCCGATTTTTTAGGCTTCGATTTAATTTCCATTACGGGTGCATCCGTTTGCTGTTCGTTTAAAACGAAACGAAAAGCTTGTATAGCACCCATAATGCGATTGGTTTCATCCAAGATGGTGGCCTTCTCTGAATTTAAACGTTCAATCGTGGCACTCGCATTTGAAACAAATTCACCATTTTTCTTGGCTTTTGCTTCTAGCTCTGCAATATTGCTTTCAATTTTTTTAATCAACTCCATGTTCATTTCATCCTCCTTAAATTTAAAAATTAACTAGGCTGGCAACGTTGAAACTGTTGAGTACCAAACTTGCACATTAACCGTTGAAGTGCCGCCCGACGTGAAGGCGCCTGTTGCATTGGTGATGGAAACAACTTGATTTGAAGCATTAGTTAATGCAATATCACTAAAACCACCTGATGCAAAACCGCTTGAGCTTGCACCTGCTTGTAATGTCGCAGCGGTGATAGTGCCTGTAATAGCTGTTCCGCCACCTGCCGCCCCATATTCCAGATAAATGTTACCGCCATCAGCAAATGAAGCATCTCCTCGAACGTAGTTGAGACGATACCCGTGAATAACGTATGCAAGGCCCACACCGGGTGCTGCAAGAATTAAAACTCCGGCACCACGCATGGCTCTAACTTGCGCAGCCGATAAGGTAACGCTTGTATAAAAAACACCACTTACAGGGCTTGATTGCACCCAAGCACCATTTTTTCGGGTAAACGTATCGTTAAAATCACTGTCGTACGTCACCATGCCGTCTAACGGATAAGCGATAGCATTTCTTTGTGCTGTCGTCATACGTGTTAACGTTAGTGCGCGCGTGGTGGATTGCAGCTCCAAAATAGAGCTGCTTAATTCCGTTCCAACTTTCGTAGGTGATGGTGTTGCATCATTTGTGCCCGTGTCACCGATTAATATGCTTAGGAAACCGGTTGGGATATAAGTCGCCATATATTTCTCCTAAGAATTAAACGCCTTTGTTGCCCCATGCAGCACGAAAATTGGACACACCAAACGAATAACGTTCAATTGCTTTACACATCAAGTTATCGGTTAAGAAGTCCGTATCGATATCTGTTTCGATAGGTTCACGCACATAATGCTTAAAGCCTTCAGGTGCATTGGTTAACATGAACCAAGCAGCCGTGTTCAAGTATTGATTGATGCGATAACCTTGCGGTACAGACGATAGATAGTTCGTTGCATTGATGTCGTTATTAGCCGTACCTGGACGGTAGGGTGAATAACACAAACGCGCTGCAACAAATTGGGCTTCAGGAGAAACGATTAATTTTTCAGCTTTTGTTTGACACAAAATACCAGATTGGGTTTTGAATCGTTGCACACCGATAATCGCTGTCTCTAATGAGGCTTCGTTTAGTTCGGAATCAACAGAAGATCTATTTGAGACCGTACCACCATCAATCGGGTGAGCTGTGTTAAATAAAGTAACACCATCACCTGTCAGATAAGTCGTAAATCCACCATTTAATACCGCAGCACCTAAGATGTTTTTGGTATCAGCCATGGATTTTTTCAATGCATTAATCATCATGGGGAACTTGGTCTTATAAAGATTATCTTTAATAGCCTGTCTTGTGATGGCAAATGCTAATGAAACATAGCGGTGGTAGTAGGTGATAACGTTACGTTGACCAAATCCGGTGTCGACAGCACTGGGTGCGCCTTCTGCACGAATTTGAGCCAAGCCAAACATTCTCATTTCGACTTCGATTTCTTGCGCTTTATCCGAGCTATGAACTTCATAGATTTCACGCCATTGGTCTGGGTAAGTCATGTAGTCCCCGAAAACAGCGCGAACGCCAGGAACCAGTAAGTTTCTAATTTGGGTAATATTGGTAGCCATTTAATTCTCTCCTTAAACGCCGGCTGTACCTTGTCCACCTTTAAGGACATGGTTGTTAAATGTGACGATTGCGTTGTTGTAAAGCGTTCCAAATGTGTTATGTGGAAGCCCGGCAGGGTTAGTACCGCCAGGTGCGCCATCAGCAACAGGGGTTAATCGCAGGATTCGGCAGTTCAAAGTCGCAGTTGTCGCAGCCGTTGCCATATTTAAATAGGTTCTCGAAATACCGCTTCGGGTAGAACCAGCCGTTACAGCGTCATAAGCAAAATCTGCATTTAAATTAATGTCGGTTTGGTTAATCGTTGCTGTATGCGCACCTGCATTACTTGTGCCAGCCTGAATGTCAAACTCAACATTCGGATCGTCAATCACATAAGCCTCAGCATCTACAAGACCTAAAGTCGCAGTTGCAGCAGGCCAGTAAGCTAAGAATTGTTTTACATTAGTTGCGTCTGTATAAATAACGCCTTTAAAAACACCTATAACACCTAAATTGCCAGCAGCGGAAACACTGGGCACAGCACGACCAATCGTGCCGTCATTTAAGGGTTGTACAGGGTCGCCAGTATAAATGGCTGTAGCATAGCCAGATTTGATAGGATAAACGGTCGTAGCCGTATTCCAGGTTGCGCCCGTCAAAGGAATTCTTTCCACAAACCCTTGGGCCGCATCGGTACCGTAAGACATAAATCATCTCCAAGTTAATCTTTGTTAAAAAAAATAGGTATTGACTACCGACCGTTTTCAATGATTAACGAGAAGAAACTATGGCTCAGGTCCGCCTGCTTATCTTCCGGTGGACGCTCTCGCGTCAGCCCTTTTATCGAGTTTGGCTCTCTCGGTTGCGTGAGTCAGATAATGTCTAGGAGCATCAAAGGGGGGTATCTAACCCACGCATACCATGCACTATACACTAATTTGTATATAGTACACAACTTTTTTTCAAACTGCAAGTCATCTTCCAAAGGCAGCGCTTTTGGGATTGAGGACATGATGTGCGGCATAGGCTTCCGAGTTATCTCTAACCGGTAAACCGGGCACGCCGGTAAAGGACTCTGCTCCTGGCATGTTTAATAGAGCCTCAGTATTGACGCGCTCTATCTCACGGTTCTCCATGTCTTCGTATTCTTTACGTCTTTCGATTAAGACGGAGCCGCTACGATAGATGAAGCCGCGCATGTTAGGGTCGCTGTTACCGAATATCTCAAACGCAAACTCAGGGTGACGGTCAGCGGGAACGGGTGTCCAGCCTTTACGTCTTAGTTTCATCATGTTTTGGGGCAGTGGTTCACCAAAGATGCTGTAATTACCCCATTTGTAGACCCAGCCTTCTGGGGCTAAGTTTGGCGGGATATACATACTGTCCCGATAATCCATATCTAGAATAGCGCGCTCAATAGCATCTCTGTCTTCTGATTCGCGGGTTTCTGCCATCCGGTTGGCTCTTTTATTTGCCATGATTAATATCCTCCTCGTTTATGGGCATTTTCTCTTTGGTCATACAACTTTTGTTTACGATAAGCCTCTGGCGATACGCGGCAGAGTGCTGCAATTTCTCTTTCTGCGGCTGACAGGTCTGAACTATCATTTCTTCGCTGACTGCCATAGCTAGCATTGCCGCCTCGTACGGGTGCCGGTCCTCGGCCTCTATCAACTCTCATGTTTAACTCCCTCCTTTGGGTTGGATTATTTTGTTGTTGCATTTGTCTCTTTTGGTGAATGTAATCGTCTTTCAATTTATCAATCCAAGCAAAATAATCAGAGTTTCGGATTTTATCCCGATGACCTTGTTGAATAAGTCCTTTGTCTATTTCATTGGCACAATAATTGATATACGTTGACAACTCTTGATCAAAGCTTTGGCTTTGTGGATTAAACCAATCATTGTCATCCATCCAATCTTGCAGAATGTCTGCATTATGCTCTGGGGGTGGCGGCGCGTAATAATCGGGTTCTTGTTGCGGCTGACTGGCTTTAACCTGCTCATATTGCCGCTTCCAACTATTAAGCTCGTGATACTCATTTGCAGCTGCTGCTAATTCAAGATTAGCATTGGCTTGTGCTTCTGCATCTCCTGACTCAATGGCTGCAATTTGTGCTGCGCGCGCTCTTTCAAGGCGAGAGCTGACATTGCTTTCGTATTGGCGTGCACCTGCCTCAACGGCAACCTTTGTTTGTTCCTCGAGTTGCGCTATTTTAGCGCGAGCCTGCTCAAGCTCATGCAGTGCTCGATACTTTTCACGATTAATTTGATTAATACGTGTCTGCGCTTTATCGCGCTTCTTAGGCTCTGTTGGGTCAGCTTCCCGTTTGTCTGGTTTCTGACGTTTCTCTTCCTCGTCAAATTGAGACTCATCACCTTCGGGTTCACCGTCATCTTCTGGTTCAGGTGCATCACCTTCCGGCTCACCTTCGTCCTCTTGATGCTCGTCTGAATCCTCATACTCGTCTTCTGGGACACCTGAATCAACGTCTTGTAATTTATCTTCATCTTGCATTTAATATACTCCTTTATCGCTCTACGTATTCAGGTTTTTCAATAATAGAGGTTACCTTGTCATCATAAATGATGGTGATTGGCACGCCTCTAAAAGCAAAAATATCGCCTGAGTTTGGTTTAAATGTGACCCAGTCACCGACTTTCGGAAGGTCCGTCCAGTGTTGGAACCGCTCTCCTTTATAAGCACCACTGCCAAGCTTAATCACTTTACCGACAACACTTGAAAACTTTGAGATTTGCTGTGTCATACCGGCTAGTTCTATTCCGCCAGAAGTGGATTTTGGCCAATAAACTTCTAAAGCCATATGTTCACCGACCACGCGCGGCGGCTCTATACCACCCTCTTTTTCAAAGTCCCAAAATTCTTTTGAAGGTTCGGGTATTGGTGCTGGTGCGTGCAAGTTACTAATGGGTAACACCATTGCTTCTGCTTCTTTCAAGACTGACATCTCTATGCCCATTTTTTTCGCTAATGACTCCATTCATTACTCCTTGAATAAACGTTCTATATGTGTTGGACATTCAATAACCGCATAGACCGCGTTTTCCGGTATGATTTGTACGGGAACCCCTCTATAGTTTTCTTGAACCCCAACGTTCCTTGGTATCACAACCCAGTCCCCCACTTTGCAATAAGGGCCGGAATCTTGATATTTTTCGCCCATGTAACAATCCTTGGCAACATCCATCACGAGCGCTATGCAGCTTCGGTATTTATCATGTGCGGAGATTGTTTCTGGCATGTAAAGACTAATTTTTTTGCCGTCATTGGTTGTAACTGTTGAGATTTCATCCGGTCTGACGTAAATTTTAACAACCAACTTTTTACTAAAAGCCTTCATGGCGGGAAAGCCTAAACTTTCCTCGACAATTTTTTTTGCATCAATTTCTTCAAAATCTTCGATATAACTAGTAACGCTCCGGTTCTTCAATCTTTCTCTCCTTGAAATCTACTTTGTTAACCATAGAATCATAAAGAGACAGCGCCATTTCCTCTGCCTCTTTTAAACCAAAAAGCTTTGCATTGGTTTCTTTATAATCTTCCCAGTTTTTTATATTTCCATTAAAAAACCGGTCTTTATAAAGATTCTGTTTATCTCTTAATCTATCGAGATAATGCTTAATGAAACTTTCTAGAACCATGTCTTTTCCCTGGTGGCGGAATAGGTTTACCGCTCAATGTCATTTGTCCTAACCGAATTTTACCCGCCCCGCCAACTGCAAATTTAGCTCTCGGCTCTTCTTTAAAGCGCGCACGTCTTTCAACCTTGCTTTTTTCGCGGCCAAAATCAAAGTGGTCTTTAGACATCGCTTTCATCCCCATTTCCTTTACATTAGAATGCGGCGCACGGGATGCTAATCGTTTCACCTTGGCATCACTGCCGTGTGAACGTGACTCGAAATTGTGGTTAAAACCTTTCATGCTATGCGTATCATGTAATTTACGCATTTCTCTTTTATGGCTGCTTAAGTGAGCGTGACCGCCTCTTTTAAGGCCCATACTTTGTGCAGAACCCATGAGCATTCTATTAGCATCTCTAACCGCTGGTTGACCCTGGGAAGCATCTAATATACCCCCATAGTTTTTTCGAACACGAGGACCATCTAAATCACCGCCACCGTTTTTATGAACGTGTTTGATACCGAATAATTTACTGGCATTTTGTCGTCTATTTTCATGATGTTTACAATACATGACCTACTCCGATTTATTGGGTTGTTTCATACTAGCAATTTCCAAACTTACTTCGTTTTTATCTTTTGCCAGCTCTCTCTCAACTTCCATTTTAAGTTTATCGCTTTCAAACTTCGTCTGAGCTTTATAAGCTTCAGTCTCGGCTTTCAGCTGAGCGTCCTCATGTTTCAATAGCGATTCCTCGCGTCTTTGCTCAATATCTTTTAACATCACCATGTTGGGATCTAATGGTGGCGGATTCTGTGCTTGCTGTTGCTGTTGGGCTTCTTGAGCCGCTTTTGCTGCCATCATCGCAATTTGGTTTTGTACTTCTGGGTTTTGCAGCATTTGTGCATCCGGCATTTGCATACCCATCATTTGCTGAATTTGTACTAAATACATTAATGCTTGATGTTCGCTTAAATGTGCTTGCAATAAAGCCATCTTAGCCTGGTCTTGGCCTATCATCTGTGCAATCTGACTGTGTGCCATAATATGGGCTTCATGGTTTTGTTCAATGCTCGCTTTTGCACCCTTACCGTTTATCATGTTCATGTTTTCACTGACAGGGTCAAGCGGCATAATCTCTTGCGGCTCAGGCATTAATTTCTTAATGTTGTCTATTTTTAAGGACTCAAATAACATTCTATAAGCTTCGCGCTTATCAATCAGCCCTGGCTCTTCTTTTGCCATTCTGACAACCAATTCACTGATAATGACGCGCTGTCTTGTCGATACAATGTTAGGGTCTGAAACCGGAATGGTATTGATGTTATCGCTAAAATCTTCTTTGGTAATGGTGTAGCTATTACCCGGTACATTAAACGGATAAGGGCCTGTAAAGTTTTCAGCAAAAAGCGCTTTTAATAATCTTAATTCATAACCTAAAGAATCATGTAAGGAGCGAAGCACAACAGAGGGGACACGGTTTTGTACTTCAATCTGTGCCAATATAGTACCTTCTGAAGTGTTACCGGTTGCCATCTGCGAGATTTGTTGAGCCGCTCCCGCACTGGACAATGTATCATTCTTTAGGTCATTTCGAAGTTGTGCCAAGACAGAAGAAGGTTCATTGTATGGCATCAGCATCAAGGCATCCCTTAATGGCGCGCCCCCCGTGTCGATTTGCAAGAATTCAGAAGGACCAATGGCTTTATTGTTTTGCTCAATCCTAAAACCTTTTTGAATTAATCCCCCTGGGAAATTCTTTAAGGTACCCGCATCAATTTGTTGACGTAAAATATCAGTCAATGCAATGGCATTAGAACCCATTAATTGCGCTAAACCAACACCGTATAATCCTAAGCCTGGCGTGTATGTGTAAGGTACAAAGCATTCTTTACGTCTGAAGTTGTTATCATTTTGGTCCCAGTTGCGACGGATAGAGGCTATCTTTGAGGTAGTGCCGCAAATCTCTACAATATAGGGCCTTGGAATGTTAATTGAGTCATCACCCTCTTCATAAAGGTTGTCTTTGACATCTAAAGGGTCAAGGTCAACATGGGATTCATAAAATTTAAAGGAGCTGCTCTTGTCTAACTGAGAATCTTTAATACCTTCCGAATTCTTAATCGTTTTATCAACTGAGGAGTCATCATCATCACTCTCGTCCGTATCCGGTATGGTGTCACGACGATAAATGCCGTCGCGTTGCCTGATTAATATCTCTTTTTTGGTCAAGGGCAACTCATGGGTGATACGGCTAGATTCTAAAAGGGAAGAAGATTCATTATTGATGATTAAGTTTTGTGGTGCGACAAATCGGGGAGATGGTCTTTTGAGTATGGGGTCCATCACCACTTTTCTGAAAGCTGAACCAAAGATAACCGTGTACAGAATCATCTTATAAGAATTAGCGTAATAAGGCTGGTCAATCTTGGTTAAAAAGAGGTTCATAAACATTTTAACCCGGTCGGCGCGGTCATCCATTTCTTGCGTGGGGATACCTTCAACCTCACCCTTGACCGGACCCCCTGGGGGGAACAACTCATTCATAATCAAGGCAAGCGCATTTAAAACCGCGATTGACATCGTGTCATCAAAAGCTGCCGATGATCGCGCAAAAGGAATATTGCTGAACTCTTCTACCTTCCAACCAAGATACTTAACCCCTAACTCCCAAGCCCTTTCTAAATCACGGCGAGAGGCCCTATCATCCTTAATCTCTTCTAGTAAGCGGTTAGCCAGTGTGTCTAAAGTCGTATCATCAAGCTTTTCAGCTAAGTTCTCGTAAAAGTCAAAAACCTCGTCATCAGCGGGTAAGTTTTCAGGCTCACCCGCTTCTTCCTCTCCGATGACGAAATCTTGTAATTCAGGCGGTAATGGGTCTACATTGAAATCAAAATAGGCTGGATTTTCTAAATACTGAGGCTCCTGTTCCGTCAGGTACGGGTCGCTTGAATATAATGGCATTATCGAAATTTATCCTAGCAAGTTTGAATACTATCAAAAATAGTTACCCTTGCAGCTAGGAGAAGAATTAGCAGCACCATAACGCTAACATATAAAAAGTGGTATGTCAACATAGTTCTTTGAAGCGAATTCAGTTATATTATGGCAGCCGGCGGGCTGGTGGATGGAAGCTTTCAATCAACCAATCCACTGTCGCTAGGCTCTCCAAAGCCTAGCGACGCATATTACCTAACACCATAGTGCACTATCTCTTGCTTACGTTCGACTATCTTAGGGTCGCTTGGGTGCTTAATAACATTGCCTTTCAGGAGCTTATGAAGGACTTGGGACAGGGTGTCGACAACGTCTTTGGATTCGTCATCATTGGGGAAGTTAGCGCAGCATTCGACAAAGGTTTCCGCAAATGGCTTTAGGTGAATATAGTAAGGTGCCCTTGCGGGTACCCAGATTCTACCGGATTGCGGCACATGGGTTATAAGGCTTGCTCTGCGTATCTTGTCGCCTAAGAGGCTTGGGTCAAACAGGGTAGTATGGATACCGGCCCGTCGAAGGTCTTGGTTTAAGGGGTCACCGGTTGCTTTAGATTCAATTAAAATCATATCCGGTGTATGTTTGCCGTCAGCCGTAATATCGGTGGTACCGTTATAGCGATAATCTTCAGCAATCTTGATAGCAGCAGCTCGAAGCTCTGGGTACTCCACGCGCTCCCGCCACATGTTCAGTAAAATAAGGTTTGTGAATCCATGCTCATCATCAAAGAGTCCCCAAGTGGTGCAGACTGAATAAGATATCTTCTGATTAGATTTACGCTTCTCTTCTTTCTTAAACGCCGTATCCCAGGATTGGATAACGTGGAACACTTTGGGGGGCACATCTTTTTTCCACCACTGGAACCACGATTTCTTAAACATACCCCCTTCAGCAGGTGCCGGCCGTTGCTGCAATTGACCCGCTATCAAGTAAGCCGACACCAATCCGCGCTTTAAGTTATCAATAGCTTTAGGGTTAAATCTGGTAGGGCATAGTGGCTCTTTTTCAACTGTGCGAGGGTCTTCCCATTTTTTAGGTGCTGTCGAAGGCAGAATAATCGTTTTACACTTTCGGGCCTTTTCAAACTCCAAAGGCAGCATTAAGTGTGTGACATCCGGGTCATTGTTCAGCATGTACCCCGAGATATCGTTCATATTGGTACGCTGCGCAACGGCCAGTATCTTATCGGTGTCAGGGTTATTGAGCCGGGTACTTAGAACCGCGCTATAGCGCATATTCTTCTTTTCGCGTTCCTCATCGGACTCAATAGCATTATTTGCATCATCTAGTATCAGTATGTTTGCATTATGGCCCGTTAATCGCGACAAAATACTTAAAGAATTACGAATACCGCTCTTATTATTGGCAAACTTGGACTTCTGGTTCTGGTCCGGCATCAGCTGGAATCTATCCCCCCACCTTAGCTGGAACCATTCCGATGACACGATGTACCGATGCTTCATACACGAGACTTCGGCCAAATCTCGAGAGTGCGAAACACACAAGAATTGTGTAGAAGGCTGATTAATCCATATCCACGCCGGAAACATGGCACAGCAGGTAATGGACTTCGTGGTTCTGGGTGGCACGTTAATCAAGAGCTTTCGAATTTGGCCCCTGTATAAGGCTTCTAGATGCTCACAGAGCGCTTCTAAGTACCACCCCCCAACAAATGAGGTGCCTTTTTCAATTTCTTGCCAGGCTTGACGCATAAAAGAATAAAGCGAGCCTTCCGCCTCTTCCCTTAACAACAACTCCTTGTGTAAATCCGTATACTGGTAATCCATGACCTATTTCCATTGGAATGGTTAAGATATCACGAAAAAGGCTAGGGGGATACGGACGTGAGCCGAATAGAGCGGGTAATCAGCTCAGGGATATTTAAAATAATAGTTGCATATTCAATTAATGTGTGTTATTTTATAGAAACTGGATCGTTAGCTCAGTTGGTAGAGCGCCGGCTTGTCATGTCGAAGGTCGTGGGTTCAATCCCCACACGGTCCGCCAATGTCTCCGTCGTCTAATTGGCTAGGACATCACCCTTTCAAGGTGGCAACGGGAGTTCGAATCTCCTCGGGGACGCCAGCATAGGAGTATATGGATGAAGTCTATTAAGGTGTGGGCAGCTATTGTTATTTTATTGATACCCTGCTCAGCTTCAAGTGGTTTTGGGACAGGATTTGCGGTAGGGTATTTTTCTCAGCAGTCAGCTAAAAATGATTGCTTAGAGCAAGTGGAATCTTTAAAGAAAAAGATTAAAGAACTTGAGAATAAGCTTGAGGCTTGTCAACAAGAAAACTTGAAACTGAAGGGGTGCAGTAATGACTAATCGAGAAGAACTGGTAACGCTTCGAAAAAAGGTATACAACGAAATCCTGTTTAATGAACATAAGTTGTCATCTTTGGATGATTCAACGATTGATACCATCAATGACTTGCTGGGGTTGATTTATTTTTTACCACAATATGTTGAAACTGGTGGTGATATCCAAAAGTTTTCAGCGCTTTTAGATTTAGACCCACGTATCCCAAGAAAGGATAATTAAAATGCTTGGATTTAAATCAGAGGTTAGCCTGATAGTGTGCGCAATACTTGTAGCGTATAAACTTTATCTTTTGTATGGGTGTATTCGCAGGTTAATTATTTTACATCTTAAAAGGGAATGTAAAATATAGTTTAAAAAAAGGGGGGGGTAATATGGCAGGTTTAGGGGGTTACAGGGAGAATTCTGGTAGACCGTATGGCACAGGAAGGTATGGCGAAAGAACAGTACCTATACGAATACCTGTTAGTTTAATGCCATTTGTCAAAGAAGTTTTAATGCAGAAGGTTAACCGGAGACTAGAAGATGAAAAAAATAAGCATACACGCAAACATAGCGTCACTCGAAGAAAGCGCCAAGAAGCAGTTTGACGAATGCTGCGCGCATGATTTTGTAACAGAAGCAGCCCTAATGCCAGATGCGCATAGCGGGTATGTAGCACCCATTGGTAGTGTTATTAAAACCACGGGTGCGATTGTGCCTGCCTGGGTTGGTTATGACATTGGTTGCGGCATGATTGCAGTTAAGATATCGGAAGACAAGAAAGCCCAAGAAAGCATTAAGCGTAATGCGGTGGCGTTATTTAAAGAAGTTAACCGCTCAATTCCAATGGGTATGGGTGGTTTTAATAAGGCAGGAGACAATATTTACTTCAAAGCAGGTATGCAAAACGATTTAGATAAACTTAATAAGTTGTCTTCCTGCAATTTATTATCTGGGCTTTTACGCCAAGTGAACGATAGGTCTCTTAAAAACCTGGGCACTCTTGGTTCTGGCAACCATTTTATTGAAATACTTGAATACAAGAACGAAACCTGGCTCGTAATACACAGCGGTTCACGAGGGGTTGGTCACACCATAGGTACATGCTTTATGAAGCTTGTATCGGGTCTCGATAAGGGATTTGAGGCAACGTATGCTATCCAGAATGAAGAGATTAAGAAAGAGTACATGATTTATCAAGATTATTGCTTAAAGTTTGCATTGCTCAATAGATTGTCGATGGCGAAGAAGGTAGAGGCTGCCATTTTTATTATTTGTGGGGTTGAATACGATACTACAAAGAATCTCTGGACTAACAAGAATCATAATCACTGCATTGAGGTTCAACCTAATGTTTATCTGCATCGAAAGGGCGCTACTTCTTCAGAAAAGGGTGAGCGGGGTGTTATACCCGCCAACATGAAAGATGGCTGCTTTTTAGTAGAAGGTTTGGGGAATGCAGATTTTCTCAATAGCTCTTCGCATGGGGCTGGCAGAGCATTAAGCCGAGGGCAGGCTAGAAAGATTATAAGTATGGATGAGTTTCGTGATAAGATGCGCGGAATTGTAGCACCCGTTAACCAAGAGACGATAGATGAAAGCCCAATGGCTTACAAGAATATCTTTGAGGTTATGGAGCTTCAGCAGGCAAGTGTTAAGGTTTTAAGGCATTTAAAACCAATTATTAATTGGAAAGGGTATTAATTAACAATAGGGGGCAATATGTCAAACGATAACATTAAACCAATATCACCAGGTGATGCGCTTAGAAGCTTTAAAGAAGAGCTTAAGCTAACAAATTACCAATTAGCCGAGAAGTTAGGCGTTAATGAAAGCACCATTAGGTCCGCCATAAAAGGCAGGACTACTTTGACTGATAAAATGGCAAAGAAGCTTGCTAGCCTGAATGTTGAAGGTAAAGACTACAACTACTGGACTAGCGTAAGGAAGGATTACGCATCGAGTAATAGCAGCTCTGAATCTGAGAATGAAGTAAGTGAACCATCGGAGGATGACTGACAAGTCTCAATCCGATATCCAAGAGGTTGAGGTTACACCAGAAGAAGCAAAGCGCAGAGATGTGCTTTGCAAGTCTTTGCATGAAATCGTAAAGAAGGAGTCAGTTGGTACGGCTATTAACCTGCTGGGTAATGTAATGGCGAGTATTATTGTGACTAATTTTCCGAGGGAAAGTTTTGACGCGGGCCTTATCTTTGGAAAGAGCGTGTTAAATACTTATGCCAATTATTACTATGGGCTTAAGAAACCTGGTACCCTGCCTCGGACTTGAACCGAGATGTATTGCTACGGCGGGTTCTAAGCCCGCTGTGTCTGCCAATTCCACCAACAGGGCTTGGTCTGAGAGGTTGGATTTGAACCAACGACCACCTCCTTCCAAGGGAGGTACGCTACCCAAGCTGCGCTACTCTCAGTATATTGTTGATGCTAAACGTTACCCAAAAGCTTTTTAGCTAACGCTTCGTTGTCATCCAAAATACCATAAGGTTGCTTAATCGGTAAAATATCTATATCTAAACGTTCAAAATAAATCGGCTCTTTTGTGTTAAATAGTAGAATGCCATTTCCCGCTTTCCTTTCGGTGTCACACAGCCAAAAATAATTTACGTATTCATTAAACAAATTTGGAACATAGATTACATCTCCAAGTAAATAAAAATTATCTCGCCATCTTCTGTTAACATCTTGCTCTATTAACTTACCGACAAAGTCGCAGCACTGGTCTCGAAAGATAAGATACTTACCAACGAGAGCCTGAAAGAACTTATCCTTTTCTAAATCATTTTCAAAATTAATCGTGTCAATTGCTGTAAAACGTATCATAACTTATCCCCTTACCCAAAATACTTTTCTTGTGCAATATCTGACTCTTTCTCAGATAAAATATCCATATTGAAAGAATCCTGCTCTACTTGTTTAACGTCATCTTGATTCATTTTTAACCCTCCAATTATATTTGGTAGCGGAGGCAGGATTTGAACCTGCGACCTCCTGCTTATGAGGCAGGCGAGCTGCCAGACTGCTCCACCCCGCTATTATGTGTATTATATCACGATTTATCAAGCTTGGATAAAGGCGTTCCGCCAATAGCCCTGGCCATATCTTCTAACATGCATCTTATAAGCGTTCGGATTGATTCTTCTAGACCCTTGCAAAATAAGTCACACTCCATACGATTGTATTTCTTACAGATAGAGAATTCATAACTATACAATCTCCCCGCCTTAAAACTTATCCGATAGAGCGTAATGTTAGTGTCCTTATAGGGTGCATGGGCTGTTATCTTTATATCAAACACATCGTTAAGTATGGATTCCATTAATCACCCTTCTTTAATAAATATTCATTTGATATAACCTTAAATCTTAGGTCGGAATCGTTTGACTTAAATACAATCCCTTCCCGCATATCAGCATGTAATGACTTGCCATTTGCATATCCTAGGAATTCGTTTAAATCTAGGTGTGATAAATCCTTGTCGAAGCTAAGTCCACGCTCTTCTGTATACGGACACCAGGGTATCGAGTTAAACTTATCAGTCCATAACAAAACCCTTTCAAGCGGCATTAAATATCGATGGTTATCAATATCCCAAATATCAAACAAGTAGAATTCTTGCCCCTGAATACCCTCAGGATTGCCTTGTATACCTTCCCCAATGATTTCGCCCTGTAGTGCTAGGTTTTGGCCACAATCTCTAAGCAGCTGCTCAATATTGTATTTTCTGGCCATCTTCCAGTAAGTGTTGTTCTCTTCTTCCTTTAGCTCTAGGTTACGTGAACAGACACCGAATACCCCATCTTTCAAATAAAACGTACAGCTTGTACCATCTAGCTTAACCGTCACCTCAAATGATTCCATACGGTCTTTTATGTCACCCCAGATATTCTGTACACGCTCTAAGTCTGTTTTACGGATAAATGACGGAAAGTTGCCCTTAACCTTTCCGGCTAAACATGCGGGGATGGGTGGTTCGTATTTTTCGATACCTAAAACTTCTGTAAGGTCGGTTCCCCCGAGACTATTACGCTTAAATTCTTCATACTCCTTGTCGCTCAGAGTAATGGCTTGTGAGCATAAATTTGGATATGCCGGTATAGTACGCAAAATGTCTCCTTCTAACGAGAAATATAAGGTACTCCTTTTCGCATTATATGTTAAGAATCCTATCCTTAACACCAATCCCTGCGATATCTGACCTCTAAGCCTAATCGTTTTAAGCCTAAATCCCTCTTTATTACCCATCTTCTTATACGAAGACTTGCGGAGGAATTCAAACTCTGGGCGTATAGGCAAGAATGAATCTATTTCAAAATAAACACATAAATTGCCAGCCTCAAAATCACCTTTCTTAACCACGCACTGCCAGCCATCAACAATAGCAAGCTCTATGTTATCCGCACCTTCTATCGGCTTGATTTCAGATATAACCCGAATTGATGCTAGCTTTCTTTTAACTTCTTCCATTTCCTGCCCCTGATTGCTTAGCTTTGATACTGTCGTTTAACTTCTGCTTTAACTGAGATATAGCACATTTTTTTCGGTCTATATTCCATGCGGAGATATTAGGATGCCTAGAGCATGTGTCACCACATTCTGTGACTTCGCCAGATGGTAAATGCGTTATACGAATAGTTTTTATACCTAACTTGTTTTTAACCATCGCGCCAGAATCGCTAAAAATATCAATGCGCAGGTCGCGTGGGTCTATTTGTAATGCAAAAGTTGTCATTCTATTTCAATCTTGCAGTATTGTTCAGGGTGAACTAAGTTAGTTTCAATGCCATATTCCTTTAGAGCTTTCGAAAGTTCGTAAGTGTATTCTGGGCGTACCTTAATGTCTGCTAATATTCCGAACTTTTTCATATGTAAAAATTTTTCAATATCGCTAAAGGGCATTTCTTCTTTTAAATTTAAAATCTTAAAAAAATGGTAAGTCATTTCGTAATTATCATCCTCTATATCCCTGCGAAAAGTAAAATACCCCTTGCTGTCAACTTTTGGGGCTTCAGTAGTAAATATTGAGGGTTTAAACGGAAACACATAATCAGCAATCAATTTAATTTTAACAGGCCCTTTCCACACTTGTTTCTTACTCCTACTATAATCAAGAATTACCCAGCCGTTTGGCTTTGCAATGTAGTCTTCTGCCCATGCCCATTTCACTTACCAGGACCCCATGAAGGCGAATACGACATAGGTTTATGCGACTCATCGTTGTGCCCTTTGAGTATATTAAACATATCTTTAAACAACCAGCACTGCTTTCGGAAACCTGCCTCCGTCTTCTGTATTCTCTTATCAACTATGAGTTCTAACCTACGTTTTTTATACTTTGCAGAGTTTTTATATCGTCGCTTCTCACGCTTACGTCTTTTTCTGATTTGTTTTAAATCCTCTTTGTGTTCGGTAGTGCTTGGTGACTCTGCTGCCTCTTGTTTAATGATATCCACTAGATGTCTAAGATGAGAACGCTTTACGGATACGTCATGTATTGCAACTATATATGTTCTTTTAGATTCAGTAATGTCAGTCATATACATTGAGCTTGGGATAAAAAAAGATGGATCGTGTTTCTGATATTTGTAAACAACAATATTATTACCACGCCAAACATGGCTTATATGGATATTAGTACTATTTCTTTTACCCGTTTCATTGGTTACTGACCAGGCAGGTAGGCTGCCACAACCAATATGAAAGAAATTATTTTTTATCGATATGTCAGGATTCAATTTACCATAAAGGCGGTGCTGCAACCCCCGATTAAAAAGGTAGTACTCTCGGACAATCTTGTATTCCTCTGAAGCATTCCACGCCCATAACCCCCCTACAGGCACATTACCAGGCATCAGGCTTTTTTCAAGCTTGTACAGCTCTTTAATTGCTTTGTTCAACGGAATGTATTTATCGAAGAATTTATCTTGCAGATATCTTTTAATTTTTGAAAACATAGCTCACCGTAAAGAATAGACGGGCCGGAATTCGAGATGACGTTTATGCCGACTAGTATGTACCGTGGTAAAACTATTTTTAGCGTAGCTAGTGCCTAGTTGCCTAGAGCTTACGGACAGCGTATACGCTTTAAACCCACCCGCTATCCCCCTCACCCTTACGGCTTGCGACTTCCAAGGTTTTGTGAACCACCCTCCCTACCAGAAGGTTAAAGCACGGTTCACCGTACATGGCTCGCCTTGGCTGCAAAACAATGAGTACACCCCGTCGGATGTACGGCTCACCGGTTACAGAGACTAGTAAGAATGCTCGAGAATTTACCTAACGACTAGCTCTCAGGAGCCGACCCAACTCCTATGCATTCTGGCGGGTAATGTATCATGTGTTTTTTTGTGTGTCAAGTATAGGTAGTTCGTGCTCAGGTTCAAGTGTCTTCCAAATACATTCGCTATAATCTTTATCATCGAACATTCTAAACAGTACATGCGGGTTATCACAATTCTTAATCATCATAGCAACACTTTTTCGGTTTTCATGGTATTCACCCATTATCTTATTAAGGTCTGCTTTTGCTTTGCTCTCTATTAAGGCGTATTGTTCCTTGAAGTAATTTTCCTTAGCTTTGATCCACCCAAATATTTCGTCTGGAATGTTTTTAATAAACTCATCAAATGACTTATTACTCTTAACCGCTTCCCATACCTTACGCGCCGTCATTTCAGTAATAATGCTATGCAACATAACATAGTCTTTAAATTTTACTTTAACGCGGATACCGCTCTTAAATCTAAGGACAAAGCCTTCTTTGTTTTGGATATTTAAAGCTTGTAGCGCTGGAACAGAAGGATTAAGCGCAGTAATGTGAGGAAATCTGCCATATCCTTGAACATCTAGGTCGGAAATATCTTCACCGGTTGCTGTAACCACAAGACCAATTAATCGCAACGAACGCTCATCCCCATAATTTACGACTATTCTATTTTCTGGGTAAATAATTTCAAACAAATAGGTAAGACCTTTTCTAAATGCACTAGTATCTAATTTCTGAAGCATTTCATTAGCAACAACCGCTTGCTCGCCTGTAAAGGACCCTCTGGTCGCTATATAGGGCTTATCTTTATAAAAATAAAGAATACCTAGGGACCCATCTAGTTTTTCGTAAACATCGTAAGGCTCATTAGGTAAACTATCTAGCTCTTCTACATTAAAAATCTTAGGAAATGGTCGCGCAATGATATTACCTTCTATGTCAGTGATTAATCCTCGACATTGTAAAGTATATTGATTCCAAAACTTTTCGTAGACTGTCTTTTCGGTATAGTTATAAATAAAAAGTTCACCCGAAGGATGAGCGCTACGTCTTATCCATCCATCAGCAATTAAATCTTCAGCATAGCTAATGTCAAACTTTTGTATTTTGTCATGCATTAATGAAATATATTCAATTGCCATAACCAGACTTCTCACACCATTGAGGTTTGCCTGTCTCTGCTAACCTTGCCTGATTGAAAAGGCAAAAAGCTAACAGAGACAAGATAGAGACAAGATTAGGCAGACAATAAATCCAGCCCAAAAGTCACTCACGGACTACCTAGGACCTGTGCTTATGGGCGTAACATGAATGCACTCCTTGCGCTTAATCATGATATCGTCCCACATGTGCTTGCTACGTTTTTTATTTGACTCTAGCTGGAAGCAAGTATTTGCTAAGTCTATCCCAGCATTATCAACTTGTGTTTGAATGTATGCCTTCTGGGTGCAATCTTCAGGCTCTGAATCACACTTTTCCTTTTTATCAAGCATACGGTTGTAAGTAGCCAATTTAGTACAATACTGAGCGTAATTAAACTCAATTGTTCTAAAGTTATCAGCATCAGCCCCGCTAAGAGAATGACGGCCCCTAGGCGGATGCTCAGGATTTGTAACTACAAACAAATCAGGTCCGCATAATTTTTCTTTATAATTATCCTTATTTATACCCGTATATGCAGCAGCGTTTGAGAATAACAATATTCCAGTTAACGTAGGTTTCAATTTCATGTTGTTGCTCCTAAATGTTAATTAAAGACAACCTATCTTAACATGATTGTTGTACAAGAAATCAATTTATTTACTTCCCTTTTTCTTAGGCTTATGGTTATTTTCTGAATCTAGACTTGCTACCTTCCCTACGCATGCTTTATTTATTTGGCTTAGAGTAATTTCAGCATCTGCCAACATCGCCTTTGACTCATTAATAAGAACTTTCCTATCCTGACTTTCGTAGCGCTCCTTAGCAACCTGCATGGCTCTATGCAGCTTATCTCTATCTGATTCTTCTATAGGTCCAATAGATGTAATAGTCTCTTTGGATTCACCCGCAAATTTTTTATTATCTCCCACATAAAAAACAACCGCAGGTTTAACACTGCAATTGTGATAATCTAAAGCACCTAAATAGCAATAAACGTCTGAAAACTCACACTCCCCAGTCTCAAAATTAAAATTTTCTGCTTTCCCTATATACCTACCAAATGTCAAAGACGTTTCGCTTAACTCTCTCTTAACACCAAACCGTAAATAATCATCAAGATAACTATACTCTTGACCATCACTATCCTCGCACTTACAACGCCTACACGCTTCACGTAAGATTTTCTTTAAAAAAGATAACATAACGCCTCCTGATTTTAAAAAGCAGCTGGGTAAGGAAATATGCGTAACCTACCCCGCCACTTGTTAGCCCTGAATATTAAACCTACCTGTGGCGCTGAGGTGTTTAACTTCTCGATTGCAAGCAAACATAATACCCAAGACAAATAGATTGTATTGCATTGTAGTTGATTATGCAAGTATTGGTGAGAATAAACCCCGAACACTAAACTTTGAAACCGCGTACTCACTTATCTTATTTCAATACCAGATTAAGATAAGCGCCTTGTAGCTAACGTCTGAACAAAACTACATGAACGAGCATCACCTTACGCTTCCAGAATAGCGTTGCCCGACAGGTCTTGACGGTCTGGACATCTAGTGTTCAGGGTGCAGATGCATTCTACTCGTTTACCCACCACAAAAGCAATGTGGATAAAGTACCGGCTATAGCTCCTATATAAACGCTTTGTTTGTCAACACCAAATTTATCGCAAACCCCTAAGAATATGGACCAGAATATGATGCCGATTATGTTAGTAATTATGAAATTCATGGATTACCGCACGTAAATAAATAGTTCACTACTCTTTCCATAACAACCTAATCTCCTCCAATGCCTGAATAATATTGCCCGCAGCTCCGTCAAACTTAGCATACCGCATATCCCTGGATATCTTCGCCTCAATTAGCTTGGTTTTTGTTAACAGCTCGTCACAGCTTACATCAAGGTCCTTTGATAGGAATTCGTGAACATATTCGTTATTCTTAAACCTTGGTTTTACCAATACGAATTCTCGCGCATCTGCTACGTAGTATTGATAGTTATGGGATGACAACGCCACACTCTTGTTTTGCATGTCTAGTGCATATTGATGATACGCAGTCTTTATTCGTTTGTAATGACTAAATATCGCACGCAATTCATATGCCTCTTCCAGTATCTTTCTAATAGCAATCTTTCTCATGTGTCGGTACTTCCTGCTTCTGTCGACATGTTGTTACGATATGTCGTTACAGTGTATAAGGTGGAGCCATCCCGGAATTGAACCGGGCCGTAGAATTTTCCGATTTTATTGGCTGCTAGCCAAAGAGTTTACAAGTTAGCAAAGACTGTGCATCTCTGCCAACTCTCGGCGGTCTCTTGGTAGGCACACAGCTTCCCACCTCATCTACTTTACCACTCCCCAAGGTATAGCGCGTCATCGTCCGCGCACTTGGCTCCGTGATTCTACATATACGTTATGTCTAACAATTCCGCAATCTTTTTCAACAAGGCCATACTTCTTTGCTTGCTTGCAAATTCGGCAATTAATAGCTGCTGCTCAAATGATAGACCATCTATATCTATTAATTTATTACTAACGGCAGCCAACCTCCTAATATTAAGCTCTGCCGGCGATACATTAAACCTTAGGAAATAAGCTTCTATCTTATTAATTAAATTAAATGATATTTTCTTTTTTCCAATCTCAACGCTAGAAAGAAAGCCTTGCGAAACACCTATTTCAGCTGCCATTGACGTTAACGTTGTCCCGATATCAATACGCGCTTTGCGAAGTGTTTTGCCAAATTCAGTTAGCTTGACAGTTTCTGTTTTTTCTTTATTCAAAATATTCATAAATAAATCTACAGCCCCCGGTCTAACTAATTTTATCCAGTCTTTAAGAGGTATGGCCATCGTATTCACTAATCTCTTGTTGCAACTTCTCTAATAACTTTGAACCGCATCCTTTAAAATCCCAGAAAACCGGATGAAATGTAGCAGGCGATATTTCTTTGTCTACATATTCAATAGTTAATCGATCGACATCTATATCACCATATCGTTTTATTTCGTATTCAATTGCGCCCACTAAATCTGAAAGCTTCACTACTTGCCCCTATAAATTAAATAGATGACAACATGCGTACAAGGTCTTCTTTCTCGCTATGCGTAAGTTTCGTACACACAAGCTGCTGGTGATGATGTTGGTGGTCATCAGACTCGAGGGAATTGTTAACAGTCAGCGTATACACGGGTTCTGGGCCTTCACACCCCCAATTAAGATGCCTATCTCTTCTAAGAGTTATCATTAAGCTACTACTATTAACATCACCACCTTCTTCATGTGGTCTATAACCAAAAGAAACAGCCGTAGTTACACATTTGACGCCCTTGATATCTTTTTTAAGGCTTTCTTCCCTTGCTCTTTCTAATTGTTCGTGTTCTTCTAATATACGTCTCTGGGCTATTATTTTTTCTGTCTCTCTAACTGCTTTCTCTTCTGGCGTTAGTAGAGGTTTTCCCGCGCATATCCTTGCGTATTCATCTGCTTGAAGGCTTCCCCACCTGGCTTGAAGGTTCTCGCCCAACAGTTGGTATGGGCCTCCCCTAGAAGTACAGCATGGTTGGTCCTCAGGCCGATAGTTAACCGCTGGTGCACCGTCATGGCTCGCGCCTACTGTCTCATTGTCTTTCATTTTTACTTGCTCCTTTAATTGCTTTTCATGTTCTTTTTTAGCCCACGCATTTAGCCAATAAAACCACCTTTCCATAGGGGACCTATGCTCTTCGCTACACATTCTTGCACAAGTCCCTATATTCTTTTGCAAAAACCGTATCCGATTTTGGGCATAGCGCGCAGATATCTGATTCTAAGGTAGGCATATAATACTTTGTATGGTCAAAATCTTTGCATTTATCGCACGGCTGAAAGTTAACCATTGTCGCTCTCTTCAGCTTCCACCGGCGTTAGGACAGAGCGACCACCATCTTTATACTTAACTTCTACATAATCAATATCTCGATCCCAGTTATCCATTATTATTTTATTTAGTGACCTAATTACATCAATTAGTCTCATTGCTGCTCCTATGCTTTACCTCTACTATCGCTATACCATCCGATATGACAGCATTACCAAGCTCTACTTCGAACTCTTCTACTTTGCCAGGTTGTCCTAAATCAATGGGCGGATCTATATCCAACTGATCCCATGAATGATGCTCTATAAAATCAATAATATGCGGGCATTCGCATTTTACAACAAAAAAATCTTCGCCACGTAACATAGGAGTAGTATATCGATGAGCATAAAATTTATCACATGGGTGGATGGTATAAAGCGGAACATATGCGTACCAACTAAATAAAGTATAATAATCGCTTTCGAATGTCCTAAGTATTTCCTTGACAGGCTTTTGGTCTTTATTTTTAAACTTAAAGAAACGTGACATTCGTTACAGCTCCTATACCTTACACAAATCGCCTAGCGTAAACTAAATCGGCTTTTGCTTTACACAACAATTAACATGGGGTGAGGGACGGGACTCGAACCCGCGACTACCGAAATCACAACCCGGGGTTCTGCCAACTGAACTACCCCCAACCAAAAACCGGTAAGCCATCCTTGGCTTATTTCTTACGCTTCCCTGTCCTTACTACTTTCTTGGCTTTTTCCTTCGCCACAATCGCCTTTTCCACTGGCTTGTGTTCGTCTTCCATTCCATGGTTATCAACAGTACCTAAATGCTCTAGCAGCAATTCGTCTGTTTCACCATCCTTTTTAGTGTATTCCTCGAGCTTCCCTGTCTCCATCAGGCTGCATACCAACTCCTTGGTTTGGCCCGCTATCGCTAGCTTTAACTGCTCCGTTGTTAACATCGACGGTAATACACGCTCTTGCACCTTCACTTCCATGGATTGCGGTGCGCGCCCCCAAGCTTGTTCTACGATAAGCCTTAATGCTTGAAATCGTACCGCTTCGTGTATCATAACATCGTCGACCATCTTCCATAACTTGTTAAACGCTTCCTGCGAATATGTCTGACAAATCGCCCTAAATGGATTAACCGCAGGCCTCCTGCCAAACGGATTACCAGACTCTCCTTTCTGCCATCGGCCCCTATTTTCTTCCGACATACGCACTCCTTTGCAGATACTAAGCAGGGAACCATAACGGCCCCAAACATTCATTGTGATAGCACGTTAGAACAATCCTGTTTAACATATTACTATCTACAAGTTACGTAGTATAACAGCTAAGTAATTAATTGCAAATTATTTTAAAAAAAAGCTTGACAATAGTTGTATATGCAATTATCATAACCCTATAGCAACCAAATGGGAGGGTTAAAGATGACGAACAAGAACTTAGCCAAGTTAATGAAGAAGTACAAAAACCGATATGCCTTTTATCTAATAAATAGATTTGGTGGGTGTGAGGCTCAAAAAATAAATGCCAAACGATTACATGTTTATATGGAATCTTTTGTGTGGCCGACAGGTTTCGGGAGGGTTTAAAAATGAACGAAGGTGTTAAAAAGTTACTTCAAGAACATAGAAAAGAGGTGCGTCAAAATCTTTCATGGGATTGTATATGCAGATTCGAAGAATATTTGCTAGAGCGATTTAACCCCCATGCATATTGGAATATCAGGGACCAAATAGCCCTAACAATGGAAACAATGGAGGTCAAACATGTCAACTAGGGCAACTTATTCACTACCCGCTAATCCAGAAGGAACAATCCACGACTGCTTTTATATTCATCATGATGGGTATTTGGCAGGCGCAGCACAATACTTTAAGGAGATGCTTAAGGTCCAAATGAGGGTTACCGGTCCGTTATCTTGGAGCTTTCAAAAAGCTAACGAAGCTGCCGAGGAGACCAATAACCATGAGTCCCACTTAGATACCAAATATCGATATCACGTAACTATTGAGCCTAATCCCCATAAAGATGAAAATGATATTATCCTTACCGCCTATTGCTCTAAATATGATGATGAATTTAATAGTTACTGGAAAATCGTGTATAGAGGTGACTTGAAATGCTTTATAAACTACTACGCCCCCGACAAACCAGAAACTAACGTTTACACGGTACTCAAAGAAGAATCAGCAAATATAAAAAACAGGAAGGTATTAACAAACCTTCTTAAATCGCAGTTAGAAGCCCTTAAAAATCAAATCGATATTGTATCTCATGCAATAGATGACTTAAACACAAAGGAGTAACGTAAATGTTAGATTTTCACAATATGAGTTTAGATGTTAAGGATTATCAAGCCACAATGTCATACGTGATGGACGCAGTGGTAGAACTACAAGAGTCGGTTAAAAGCCTAGAAAATAAGATGATAAAAAGACTGGAAAACCTTGAGATAATACTAGGGGAAAAAGAATGAACATTGTATACTTGTACGAATACAGGGGTATTCATCCCATTAGAACGCTAAAGAAACGGCAAAAACGTTTAGCTGCTATTGATAACCAAAATCTCATAAATCATATGGGTATCGCGGAAATGCTTAAAAAATGGTCTAACAACGAGGGGGACAAAAAATGAGTGAGTTTTTAAAGGAATATTTTGATAATCAAGGTGTTATGTCTAAAGAGGAAATTGAGAAAGAGAAACAAGAGGTTTCAGAAGGAAAGTTAAAATCGTTGATGCGTGAGATATCAGATGCTTACTTTGAGGAAGGTTTTAAGGGATGCAGCGCGCGCCAATCTGGTAAAACGCATTATCTGAATAAACCTTATTTTACATATAAAAAATATTTTGAGGGTCCCCGGACAACAGTTTACATACCTTGTGAATTTTGTGGGTTAGTGAAGCATTTGGATATACCCAATAAATTAGTTCAAGAATTAGCAAAAATCATGGAGGAAAAATGAACCTACCTGACAGCAGTATTCAAGCACTAGACCACCAAATACATGGTCACTTCTGTCTTAACCTGAAGACAGGCGAGATAGAGTTTGAAAGATACGATCCATGTAAGTTTAAGCTGGTAAAAGTAAACTTACAGGACTATATTGACGAGTACAGACAAGAGGCAAGTAAACAATGAAAGATGATTTTATAGACGACAACGAAGAAAATTTCAATAAGGTGCTCAGCATTTTTGCTGAAAGACAAGCAGACGTCTTAACGCAAGCTGCTGATGCATTCAAAATAGCGACCGTTATGACTTATAAATCTGGGAATATAAGTAAAACTCTATTAAAAAGAGTGCTGTCAGCGCTTGCTTCTACAAAGCTAAATCTTGCCTTTAATGTCAAATACAGCCTATCAGACGAAGAAGTAGACGAAATCATCAAAGATCCTACCGCTCATCATTTTAGCTCAGAGGTCAAAAGTGTGAGACCAGTAAGCGACAGTGATGATGAACCTATCGACAAAAGCAAGCTGCATTAATATGAAGAAAAAAATTGTAGGATACGAAGAAAAACTACCAAGAGTTTACCCCCCTTTTAAAGGGGATACTTATGGTCAATTTTTTCAAACATCTGACGGTCGTTTATTTAGGCTTATTACCTCTCTGAATTACGACCTGTCAGTTAATTATTCTTTATGCGAAATTCATTTAGAAGATGTGCCATAGTGGTGCTAGCGGTAGGATTCGAACCTACTTCCTTTGCCTTATCAAGACAACGCTCGACCAATTGAGCTTCACTAGCACTTAAAAATTATAAAGCGCACCTACGCCAAATACTAAGCTATCTCTTGGCTTAAAAACAGGCACATGGATGCTTTGATGTGCATCACTCACATTAATAGTCATCTTGCCCGTTCTAACCATGTTGACAGAGCCTCTAAATGACAAGCATTCGTTTAACCTATACTGCATTCCTGTACCCAACCTTAAGGCTGTATGACGTTTACAAAACGTTCTTGTACGTCCTGGTGCGCCATGTGGACCCGCAGCAAGGGTTACGCGCTCAACGGTTCCTTTCATCTCACAAAAACCTAAGGACGCAAAAATCCGCCAAGGGGAAGTTTCGCTTAAATCATAAAAACCTAACAAATCAAAGTGAAATCCTTTAATTTTAGACTTACTCTTTAAAACAATCGGCGAAAGATGCGGGGGGACATGCATCCCATTAACAACCTGCCCATTCACAAGAACAACCGTCTTGCTCCTGGAAATCGTTGATTCATAGCCTGCCTCAAGCGCAAAATTCTCATTCAAGTTAACACCGCCATAAATGTTTCCTTGAGGCGAATGCTTGTTTAAAAGATTCTCACCATACCCCCCCTTAAAACCCATACGTCTAATCTGTGCATCACCCCCAACATACACATCAACCATCTCGTTCAACGGCATACTGCTCGCATAAAAACTTAACAATATCCCTACAGCGAGCATTACGCCCAAAAATATACTCTTCATTTCCATTCCTTTAAGTCAGATAAATTAAATACATAATCCCCTGACTATACCACATTCAGGAAATTTGTGCATGTTCGGTCCGCCAACTCCTGGGCCACATTTGCATAGGCAGGATGCCTTTCATGACTTTGATGCGTTCTTCTGGCGTCATAGAAGATTTTACGGGCTTTGGAAGGGGTGGGGATTCCACGAGTCCTTCTGGCATGTTTGCGACTACACATATTTTGCGAAACGAAATCACGTTGGGGGGTGGTGTGTCCACATATTCTGTCTGGCAGGTGATACACGCAATTAGCCCCGCAAATAAGCTGCGTACACTAATGCCGGCTAATCCTCCCAGCCAAACCGGCATCTTTGCTTCTTTAGCATCTATGTCATCCATGTTGATAACATTGTAGTTGTAGTAAGCGTTCAGCTTTTTAATGGCCATAACGACCAAGAGTTTTTGCTCGGTGGGTGGGAGACTGCCGATGAGCGGATTGTATTTTAGCAGTTCTTGGATTTTGGTTGACTTAATCTCGGGTATTAGTATTTCAAACTTGTGCATCTTCTTTCTCCTTGCGTAGTTTTTCCTCGGCTTCAATTTCGGCTAGCAGCTCGTCAATGTCGGTGGTTTTGAAATTGGCCATCATGGCTTTATTGCGTCTTTCTTCATCCTGCTGGCGGAAACTTTTGGGTGTATTTCTCTCGGCGCGCTTTTTGATGCCCTCAGAAGGCTCCATTTCGTCCAGCCATCGCTTTTTCTTAAGCCACCTATGTGCATGTGGCCACTCTGGGCAAAAAACGCCTAGTGACAGTTTTTGGGCCATTTCCTCGGATTGTAGCTTTATGGCCTCTAGAAGGGCATCTAGGGAGCCTGCTTCCGAGAGGGCTTTAGGGAAGGCATCACGCGCTTCGCCTTTGGACTTTTTGTTTGGATAGGCTGTCCAGAAGTCGTTGAATAGCTTATCGAGCCTGGTAGGGGC